CGGGGGGGGGGGGGGGGGGGGGGCCCCCCCCCCCCCCCCCCCCCCCCCCCGCGACCGCGACCGCCGACTGCAAGACCGTCACCTCCCAGATCACCGACCGGCCCGACTCCGGCACTGCGGGCAACTGGGCGAAGGACACCTTCACCCGCACGGTGAAGCTCTGTGCCGACGCGACCGTGGACGAGAAGACCAAGGTCGCCCAGAGCACGTGGAAGTACACGGCCGAGGCCACCGACACCGGCACCTTCACCACCGACGGCGTCAAGAGCTTCAAGGGCGCCACGATGAAGCCCGGCGTCACCGGCACGTTCAGCGGCGGTTTCACGGCCACCCTGACCGGCCCGGCGAACTTCTCCGGCCTGAAGACCACCGGCACGAACACGAACACCAAGTCGTCCTCGGAATGGCTCGGCTGGATCTTCCCCGGCTCCAAGTCCGAGCTGACCACGTGGGGGTGGACCTACAAGACCTGCAACGAGACGCTGAGCAACACGTTCAAGGGCAACACCGGCGACATCACCGGCCTGGCCAAGAACCTCGGTAGCTGCCTCAAGGTCACCTGGACCGACAAGTGCGACACCCTCGTGGTCACTGTGGCGAATACCGCACCGTCCGACGCCGTCAAGGCGTACGTCGTGGTCAAGTTCCACGACGACGTCAAGGCCGAGGTCAAGGGCGGTCAGAGCGTCACCCTGATCGTGCCCAAGCCGGACGCGAAGCACCCGACCGTCCTGCTCGTCGGCGGGGAGCGCAACCCGCTCACCCACCAGTGGAAGACGACCGGCTGCACCACGGCCACGCCGACCGTGACGGCGACCACGCCGGGCGTGCCGGTCACGACCACGACCGCCGGAACCAGCCTGCCGGTCACCGGCCCGAAGACGGCGCTCATCATCGGCACCGGCCTCGTGCTGCTGTTCGGTGGGGCGGCCCTCGTGTGGGTGGCGCGCCGCCGCCGGGACCGGGTCACGTTCGAGGCCTGATCCACCCGCTCCACCCTGGTACCTCCCGGGGCCGTGCCCGTCGTAACCGGGCGCGGCCCCGGGTCGTTCCACCCGCACCCGCCACACCCACCACACCCACCACACGAGGTGATCATGTCCATCGCCACCCGGGCCGCCGCATCACTCACCGTCGCAGGCCTGCTCGCCGCCGCAGCCGTCTACGCGTTCGGCGGCCTGCCCGGCACCTCCGGCCCCGGTGACCGGGCCAACGTCCGCTTCACCGTCGAATGGCTCCTCTCCGACGGCACCGCGGCCAACAGCGCCCGGATCACCTACTCCGGCACCGTCGGCGCCAGCGGCGGCCGGGAGGTTCCCGCCGCCAAGTCACGGCGCAGCCCATGGACGTCCGGGATCCTGCTCGCCGACCACGGCGCGCACCTGCGCCTCGACGCCTACACCATGCAACGTGACCGGCGGCCGAAGTGCACCATCACCGTCTACGGCACCGGCATCGGCGACAGCGGAGGCACCGTCACCGACAACGCGGCCAAGAGCCCCGGCACCTGCGCCGCCACCTACACCGTCAAGTAGCCGCACCGCACACCGCACCGCACATCAACACCACCGAGAGGAATCCACCACATGGCATCCGTGCGCACCGTCACCGCCGGGCTGTTCGCCGTCGCCGTCGTCGGCGCCGCCGCCTACGTGTCCGGCAGCCTGCCCCGCCTCGGCGGCGGGCAGCCGCCGGACGACCTGCGCCCCGTCGAGGTGTACGTCGAATGGAGCCCGGCGAAACAGCCCGCCAGTGCCTCCGTGCACGTCACCGGCCCGTACACCGGCCCCGTGGACGCCAGCCCGGCCCAGCCCCCGTACCACACGATCGTCAAGGCGAGAGTCGGAGCGATCGTCGTCGTCACCGCGACCACGCACAACGGCGCCACACCCGATTGTGAGCTGGTCGGCCCCGACGGCACCATCGCGCGGCGACCCGGCGACGGCAACCACTGCTCGGCGACGCTGCACGTCTCACGCTGAACAAGCTTCGTGAACATCACGCCCGCCCCCGGCACGCCGCCTCTGCGCGCCGGGGGCGGATCGGGTACAGCTTGCACGTCCGCATCGACGACTCCACCCGGAAGGTGACCCCAGCCCCGTGAATGCGACCCCGCCGTCCTCCGGCGCCCGCCCCGGCACCACCACCGGCACTACCGCCGACACCGGAGCCACCCGGCTCGACCTCGCCGCCCTCACCGCCCACCGCGACGTGGCCGCGCCGACACAGGCGATCCCCACCGTGGTCAGCACACCGCCTGCACCGCCCACACCAGCCGCACCGGCCGCCACACAGCCCGCGCTTCCGGCCTTCCCGGTGCCGCGGGTCACCTATCGCCGGGAGCACGGGCTCACCTACGACTCGGCTCCGGCCGCCCGGCCGACGGAACGGGAACGTCAGCGGATCCGGGCCGACGAGGTCAACGACGCCCGCAACCGGGCCGAACTGGAACGCATCCAGCTCGACGCCGCGCAGCGGGCCGCCGCCGCCCAGGCCACCCGGCGCAGGCTGCGCCACCAGCGGCGGATGGACGTCCTGGAGGAGATCCGGGCATGGGGGTGGATCCTGTTCGCCTACGCGTGCTTCGCGGTGCTGGTGTCGACCGGGGTGATCGTGGCGCTGATCCTGCTCGGCAAGGCCACCCCGCCGTGGATGCACCACTGACCAGTGCAACTTGACACATTGCGTGGAGTAGCGGAGACTTGTCACATGGACACGGTCATCACCTTCGTGCGGGACACGCCGCAGTACCTGATCGACAGCGCCGGGACCACTGCCGGATGGCTCGACACCCACCCGTGGGTGTGCCCGGCCGCGTTCGCCGCCGGTGTCGTGCTCATTGTCGCCGGAGCCCTGCGCCTGTCGGCCCGGCACCGGCGCACCGGCGGCCAGTGATGATCAACACGGATCAGGTCCTGCATCTGCTCGGCATCGCCCTACTCGCCGTCGGCGTCGTGCTCATCATCCTCGGCGCCGCCCGTAGCGGCACCCGGCCCGTCGTCGCCGCCGGATACATCACCGTCGGCTTCGCCGTCGCCGTCGCCGGATTCACCCTGTTCTTCACCCCCTACCCGTAAGGAACCCACCACCGTGCCCATCGCCGTACCCATCGCCCTGGCGAAGATCCACATCCCGGTGTTCTCCGACGCACCCGTCACCCTCGTCATCGGCGTCCTCGTCATCGCCGGAATCGGAATCGGCCTGCTCGCCGTCGAAAAAGGCGTCACCGGCCAGCGGCGCCACGGCGGCACCATCGCCGTCGTCACCGCCGCCCTGATGGCCGCATGGATCCTGCTCTACCACGCCATCACCGACATCATCACCGGCTTCAACCAGCAGCCCGCACCCCGGGCCAGCATCCCCAAAGACCCCGGCGCACTCGTCCCCGCACTCATCCCGCCGGACGCGCACATCACCGCCCTGACCGTCCAGCCGTGGATGTACCTCGCCCTGCTCGGCTGCTCCGCCGTCGGCGCCCTTCTCGTCTGGTTCGGCCTGCACAACCTGGCCGAACGTCCCGCCGTGTTCCTCACCGGCGTCGCCCTGCTCGTGGCCAGCGCATTCGCCTGGTTCGTGATCCTCATCCCGAACACCGTGTGAAAGGCGGAACCTCCTGTGCCCCCTCCCGTGCCCCCTCCCGTGCCCCCTCCCCAGTCCCTCCCCGCGCTCGCCCTGCCGTTCATCGGCATCGGCTGCGGCGCCGCGATCGGCATCGGCGGCCTGTGCGTCATCATCGGCCTCGCCCTGCGCCAGGACTCCAACCCGGCCACCACGGCGAAATTCGTCATCGGCGGCCTGCTGCTCGTCGCCGCCGGAATCGGCCTGCTGCTGCTGTCCGGCGCCCCGCTCACCGCCGGAGGCACCCGGTGACCCTGCTACTGCTGATCGGATTCGCGTTCGTCGTCATCGGCCTCGGCACGATGCTGCGCGGCACCGTCGCCCGCCGCCCCGGCGTCAGCTTCACCGGGGCCCTGTGCGTCGCCGTCGGCGTCACCGCGTTCATCGCCGGACTCATCCTCACCTCGGGGCGGTGACCATGCCCGCATGGATCATGCACATCACCGTCACCCAGGCCGGTGCGGGCCTGCTCCTGGGCGGCTGCCTCTGGCTCGGCTGGGGGCTCGCCGGTGTCACGAACAGCGACACCCACGGCATCACCCGCATCTGGGCGCGGCTGATCGTCGGCGTCATGCTCTGCATCGCCGGACTCGCCCTGCTCACCGTCCACCCCGGAGGGGGATCGTGACCGGCACCGTGCTCGCCTTCGGCCTCGCCGTCGGCGCCCTCGGCGGCGGATTCACCGGACTCGTGTTCACCACTTCCCGGACCGGCCGCCTCGCGTCCTCTCTGCTGTTCTGTGTCGGCATGGTCCTGCTCGTCTTCGCCGTCCTGCCCAACTACACCTAGGAGCCACCCACCATGACCGAACCCACTGCATCCACCGGGGGCGACCGGGTCAAGGCGGCCCGGGACGCCGCCCGGAAGCCCGGTCCGGCCGCCAAGCCCCCGGCCGACACCGAACGGCGCAAGCTGCGCCGCAACCGGCTCTGGACCGTCGCCGTCAACGGCGCCTTCATCTACGTCTTGTGGACACACCCCGACCTGCCGTGGTGGGGGCGGGCGCTGGCCTGCGCCTTCATCGCCCTGGACCTCATCCTCGCCGTGTTCGTGCGGCCCGCCATCGACCGGGGCAAGATCCGCCGGGCGTTCCTCGCACGGGAGCAGGTCCACCGCGTCCGCCGGTTGAATCCCGACGAGGATCCCTCCGGATTCGGCATCGGCAACCTGTGCGACGCCCTCGCCGTGGCCTCCGACGACGGCAAGCTGACCACGGCGGAGCGGGACTGCGCCCTCGCCGGGGCCACGTTCGCGATCGAGCGTGTCCGGCAGGCCCTCGACGGCGCCGACGACGACCTGAAGGTTCCCGACTGGGGCGGGAAGACGTTCGGCATGACGTGGTCGGACACCGCCGGGGACGACGGCCTCGGCGGGTACGTGGCCAAGCCGAAGACGTCCAAGCCGACCGCGTCCAAGAAGCCCGAGACCGCCTCGCGGCCCGGGATCTGCATGTGCGGCGGCACGCCCGGCGGGTCGTCCCTGCCGAACCCGCACCGGCACGGGTACGGGGAGACGTGCCGGTGTTCCCTCGACCCGGGGCTGATCATGTCTCCCGGGGTGGTGAAGCCGCACCGGCACGTCACCTGACATCTTCCAGAACAGCACGACGCCCCCGGGAACCACGAACCCGGGGGCGTTGCGCTTTTTCCGAACCCACCACGGACGGAAGAAGGTGACTCATCGAAGCCAGGCCAAGGGTAGCGCACCCGCAGGCCCCCGGCGAGGGGGCGACCGTCACCCCTCGGCGGGCCGGACGGCGCCGGAAAACACCCCCTCGTTGGCGTTGCTGACCGATCATGTGCCCGGGTACGCTCAGGGTCCCCTGGGCGGCACGGGCCGCCGCCCAGGTTCCCACCCGAACGGAAAGGGTCTGTTCACCATGCCCACGATCACCGCACCCACCACCAGGCACACCGTCGGAGCACGCCGCTTCTCCGGCCAGCGGCTCGCCCTCGCCCGCCAGCGGCTCGGCCTCACCCAGGAGAGGCTCGCCGAACGGATCGGCCGCACCCGGGCGTCGATCGCGAACTACGAGATCGGCCACAACCCGCCGTCGGCGGATGTCATCGGCGCCCTCGCCCATGTTCTCGGCGTGTCCATCGACTCCCTGTACGCGGTGCCCGCTCGGCCGGGTGACCGGCCGGTCACCACGCCGGTCACCACGCCCCGGGCACCCCGGTAGACGAAACGGCCGCCCTGCACCGGGCGGCCGTTCGCGTGCCTTGAGACAACTTCATGAATGTGAGGCCATCGTAGTGAATACTCGCGAAACGCGCACCCCTTCTGCGCCGACCGCACCGGCCGTACTGACCGTGCAGCATTCCGCAGCCCTCGCATACGCGGCCATCGGCTGGCCCGTGTTCCCCGTCACCCCCGGCGAGAAGATCCCCGCCTACCGCAACCCGCACCCCAGAGGGTCGGCCGAACGCGCCACCTGCCGGGGCCGGTGGGCGGGGTGCGGGCGCAACGGGCACGGTGTCCTCGACGCCACCACCGACCCGGCCGCGATCGGCGAATGGTGGATCCGGCAGCCGTACGCGAACGTCGGCATCGCCTGCGGGCTCACCGACGGCCCCGAAGGTGTCCGGGAAGGCCCCGACGTGCTCGACATCGACGTCAAGGACGGCGCCCCCGGCGCCATGTCCCGGGAGCGGCTGCGCCGTGCCGGATACCTCGCCGGTGCCCTCGGCCAGGTCCGGACCCCGTCCGGCGGGGAACACCTGTACTTCGACGGCACCCGGCAGGGCAACGGCTCGATCAAGAAGGCCGGGGTCGATTTCCGGTCCACCGGCGGCTACGTCCTCGGCGCCGGATCCGTCGTCGGACCCGTCGGCCGGGACGGCGTACCGTGCGGACCCGCGTACCGGTGGCTGTCGCCGTTCCGGCTCGACGGACACGGCACTTGCGACTGGGCGGCGATCAAGACGTTTCTGCTGCCTCCGCACCTGTGGGCGCCCCGGGATCCCGGCCGGGTGCTGACCACGGGGCTGGGCGGCGTCGTCGGATGGCTGGAACGCCAGACGGCGGAAGGCAACCGTAACGCGGCCCTGCACTGGGCCGTGTGCCGTGCCCTGGAGTCCGGGCATCCGTACCACGAGGTGGAGGCAGCCATGACGACCGCCGCACAGCGGATCGGCCTGAAGGACGACGAGATCGGCAAGACGATCCGGTCGGCGCACAACCGGGTCCTGTTCACCGGCCGCCGTCTCGACGTCGCGCAGGCCGGTGCCCGTTGACCGGCGCCACGGGGGGGGTCGGGGGCGCGGGGGGCGGGCGGGAGTGGCCGGAGTTCGACGCCGGTGAACCGCCGCCGGATCCGTGGGCGACCGCCGGTGCTGCCGGTGCCGGTGGTGACGACCGGCCGCCGCCGACGGCACCGGACTCCGACGAGGACGCGCAACGGGTCCGGGCCGAACAGGAGGAGCAGGCCCGCGCCCGGCGGCGGCGGGAACTGGAGGAGTTCGAGGAGGATCGGCGGCAGGCCCGGCGCAAGGTCGACGAACGGGAGGCCGAATCCGTCCGCCGGGATCTGCGGCTCACCCCGGCGTCGTCGTTCCGGCTCAAACCGGTCCGGTGGGTGTGGCAGGACCGGATGCCGCTCGGAGAGATCACCCTGATCCCGGGCCGGGAAGGGGTCGGCAAATCCACGTTCCTGGCGTGGATGGCGTCGGCGATCACCGGCGGCACCCTGCCCGGGATGTGGCACGGCACCCCGCGCAGCGTCCTGTACGCGGCGACCGAGGACTCGTGGGAGTACACGATTGCGCCCCGCATGCTGGCCGCCGGTGCGGACATGGGGCGCGTGTTCCGTATCGACGTGCAGGTGTCGGAGGAGACGTACGGGAAGCTGTCGCTGCCCTTGGACGCGAAGCTGATCGTGAAGGCGGCCCGGGAGACGGAGGCGGCCGTGCTCATGTGCGACCCGATCATCTCTCTCGTCTCCGATGCGATCAACACGTTCAAGGCGCAGGAACTCCGGTCGGCCCTGGAGCCGCTGAAACGGGCGGCCGAAGAGGCCGGGCTTGCCCTGCCCGGCCTGGTGCACTTCAACAAAACGAAAGACACCGACGTGCTGTCGATGATCTCCGGGTCGCGGGCGTGGGCCGAGGTCGCCCGCGCGGTGCTCGCCATTGCCAAGGACGACGAGGCGCAGGAGGCCACCGGCCGGTACACGTGCGTGGTCAGCCAGGTGAAGAACAACCTGGGCCGGTCCGATCTGCCGCACCTGAGCTACACGATCGAGACGACGACGATCCCCTTGGACGAGCCGGATGAGGTGTCGCTGACCATGGGGCTGCCGATGGAGACGGAGTTGCACATCGGCCGTCTGGCGTGGCTCGGGGAGTCGGATCGGGGTGCGGAGGACATCTTGAAGGGCCCGGCCGCGAAGCCGCGCCGCAGTGACGAGACGGAGGCGGTGGCCGCGTTCGTCATCGCCGAGGTGGCCCGCACCGGCGTGCCGGTGACCACGGCGCAGGTCCGGCGTCACTTCGCCGACGAGATGACGGACGCCCAGCTTGTCAAGATCCTGTCCCGGTGTGTGACGGAGTACAAGACCCTGGCGAAGGCGGGGCACGGGAAGTACACGATCCCGTCCGGCCGGTCGGGCCGGAAGGCGTGCCCGGGGTGCGGCGGCATGCTGCCGCCGGGGTCGAACTTTTGCGCCCGGTGCCGGGCCGGGCTCGACCGGGAGCACCGTGCGGAGTCGAGCAGCGACGACCGGTAGTTAGTGACAGTTCCCGGTGCGGGAAACAGCGAAAGGGCCCGGCTGAAGATGACAGTTGGGCCCTTTTTTGCGTCCAAAATGACAGTTGCTGTGCGTGATCGCAGGTCTGTGACCTGGGGAAAATGACGGTTCGCCTCTATACCCCTGTCAAACTGTCATTATGTCATTATTCCAGTTCAGAGCTAGTATATGTAAAGGAGAGTGAGTGTCAGGGTGTCAGTATAGATAGACGTTTATATTACGTAGAGTGACGATAATGACATAATGACACCATGACGGGGGTATATGCTTGACAAGAAAATTTTTCGGCGCAGGCGAAGATGCAGGGTCGTGTACGCTCGCACGCGACGACGAAAAAGCCCCGGCGACGCTGCGAACGTCCCGAGGCATGGCCGACCGGAAGGGGTCGACGTCATGCAGCCTACGCCTGCGCCCGGCACTGAGCGCCTCGTTCGTGAACTTGCCCGCCTGGAAGACAAGCTGGCCACTCAACAGCGCTGGCGAGACGATCTGCTTGCCCGACTCGATCGGTGTGACCGGCGGATCAAAGATCTGGGCAGCGAAGTGAACGAGTACCGCGCGGTCATCGCTTCGATGACCGAATAGCCGGATCGGCGTTCCACTTTGCGAGGATTCATCACAAAACGGACTAACTAAGTTCAGTTCTACAGAGAGTAAGGAACCCACCACAATGAGCAAGAAACGACAGCACATCACCGACATCGCCATCGTCACCACCACCTGGGCCAGCTGCCTGTGCGCCATCGCCGTCATCCCCGGCCTCGTCAGCAGCATCTTCGGACGCGACACCACCACCACCACCATCGACCACCCGGCAACAGCCGCACTCATCGCCGCCGGACTATGGCTCGTCCTGTACGGCATGTGGCGGTCCTGGCCCGGCCGCCGCGACTGACCCCAAGCCGGAAAGGAGCGCCGACGTGGCAAGACGCACCATGGGCCGGATCATCGACGTCGGAGACGACCAGCACGGGCTGTTCGCCGCCTCCGTGGTCAGCACGCCGGAGGCGAAAGCCGCGTTCTCCGAGACCGAACGCACCCGGCCGAAGACGAAGACCCACGGCAAGGCGTCGACCCGCGCCGGAAAGGCCTCGGCGACCGGCCTCAGCGGGCCGCACGGCGTCGAAACCGGCTCGGCGGTACCTCCGGACCCCGGAAATGCTCCTGGAGGCGCTCAGCCGGTTTCCGGCACCACGGCCCGGCGTGTCCCCGCCGGGGCGTGGATCGCCGCCACCCTGCGCCGGTGGGAGACCGACGGGCCCGACGCACCCCCCGTCCTGACCACCGACGTGTACCCGTGCCGGTGCGACGACGACGTCACCGACGACGAATTCGCCAAACTCCCGCAGGCCAGACGCGACGCCTACCGCAAAGAGGGCATCCGGCCCAAACGCTGCAACCCGTGGCAGGTCAGAGGTGCCGTCGGCCCGGACGGCGGGCCCGTGTGGCGTTCGAAATGCCCATGCTGGGGACGGCAGCGTGACGACCGGCTCCCGGACGGCTGCTGCGCGTTCATGGACCCGAACCCGGCACACGGGCCGCGGTGGTCGCCGATGACGGCCGCCGCCTCCGTGGTCAGCATCACCGGCGGGACGGAGGCGGCCGTGGACGCCGACCTCATCGCCGACCCGGCCCCGGACGCCGACGTCACCGAGGCGGCGTACACGGCCGCCGTACAGGCCGCCGCGCAGCCGCTGAGCGCCACGGAGACGCCCGAACGGGCCGGGGACGGGGTGACGGGCCGTCCGCGCGGGGATGCGCGCTTCTATGACGCCCTCGGCCTGCCCCTCGAAGTCGCGGCCACGCCGGTGCCCGCCTCGTGGTCAGCCCTGGATGTGACGTGCGAGTGCCGGACGCCGTGGGGTGCGGCCCGGACGTGGTCGGAGCACGAGTCGGAGCGCAAGGGCCGGAAGGGGGCGGGCTCCAGATCCGGGTATCACTGCCCGCAGTGTCACCGTAACTTCAAGTCGTACGCCCTGGCCGAGGGGCATCAGCGGGCGTGGACGGAGCCGTGCCGGGACCCGGCGGTCCTGGCGGACTTCATGACCGGGCGGCCGTTGTACCGGCTGTCGGTCGACGTCGACAGCGGGTTGACGGTGTGGGGGCTCAGCTACTCGCAGGCTGAGTGAGCTGTCTATATTGTTGACATTGTGGCGTCCGTGATAGCTTGATCTACATGACTGAACTGACACCATTCAACTTTGAGAATCATCGAGTACGCATCATCATGCATGGGGGCGAACCGTGGTTCGTCCTGAACGACGTATGCGCTGCTATCGATATCGTCAACCCACGGAATGTTGTCCAGCGGCTTGATCAGCGTGACGTCCATACCATGGACATCATCGATGACCTGGGGAGACTCCAAGCTACATCGATCGTGAACGAATCCGGCCTGTATGACTTGGTGTTCGTTTCCAGGAAGCCAGCCGCCAAGGAGTTCAAGCGGAAGGTCACCACGGAGATCCTTCCGGAGATCCGCCGCAGTGGCGTCTACCTGGGGTCCATGACACTCCAGGACGCGTTGCGCAAGTACGCCGACGCGCTCGACGAGAAGGACAAGGCGTCGGCCCGTGCGATCGCCGCCGAGAGCTACGCCAACGAGATGCGCCCGATGGCCGTCGAGTGGAAGACGTTCATGGACTGTGACGGCCTGTGCGACCTCGGCGCGCTGGCACAAGCGCTCGGAGGTGGACGGCAGCGGCTCGTCGATCGTCTCCGTGAACTGAAGATCCTCGTCTCCAAGGTCGCCAGCCAGGGCGGCACCAGACCGATGCAGCCGTACAGCGAGCACGAGGGCGGCTGGTTCGTGGTCAGAATGGAAGCCACGAACGTGGGGCCGGTGTCGGTCGCCTATGCCACACCGAAGGGTGTGAGCCAGGTCTTCCGGATGCTGGTGAAGCATGGCCTTGGCGAGCGTCGATGGGGAGCCCTTCCGACGGAGGAGGAACTCTTCCAGCGGATCACCTTCACAAAGCCCGGTGATCTGCCTCCGACGGAACTAGCTGCCTAGCGGGTTGACATACGGCGTGTAGTCCGGCCTGTACGCTGGACGGCATGACCGAACCCACCAAAGACACACCCGGCGGCCAAGGCTGCACCAGCCGCCTTGCCCGCAACGGCGTCGTCATCCGCTGCCCCTGGGTCGCCGGACACCACCTCGAAGCGCCGAAGCTCGTACGTCGCCACGGCCACAGCGGCACTGCCACCTGGTACAGCGGCGACCTCGACGAGATCACCGACTCCATGCCCGACTACTGCTGTGACGATGCCACCGCCAGCGCCGACGAGCCGATCCTGCTGCACACCGGCGGCTGCCCCAGGCGCTGCAACGAGCCGATCCCCTGGCCCGGTGGGAGCAGCGACTACGACTGCGCGGCCACCGACGGCCACGACCCCGTCACCGGCCCCGCCGACGCGGGCGGGCACTGGCGGCCGGACATGGAAGCCACACCGCCACAGGAACCCGACGAGCCCGGCGACGAGATGACCGGCGCCGACCTGCGGTACGTGCGCGACAATGCGGTCTCCACCGCCGCCGCGATGCTCGACATGCTGCTGCGCTCCAACCGGTACACCGAAGATTCGTTCGGCGATGCCGCGACGTTCGTGCTGACCACGGCCGCCCGCATCGAGCGGTACGTGACAACAGGCACCACCGACGAGGACAATCCGGCCTCATGACCGACTACCGTGGCCCCGTCACCCTCACCGTCGACGGCACCGACTACCACGGCACCACCACCCAGCTCCGGAAGTTCACCTCCGGGGAGTGGCACGGGAACTTCACCCTCGCCGACACCCAGCCGGACGTGTTCCAGCCGTCCGGCGGCCACGAGCCGCCGATCGTCGGTACCGTCACCGTCGCCGTCGCCGACGGCGGCACCGGTGTGCCGTCGCCGGTGTTCATCCCGGAGACGGTGAACACGGGGGATGGCGTCTACCTGGAGTTCGGTGGCACCGGCGACCCGGCTGTGCCGCCGTTCTAGTGCAGTACGAGACCCAGCGTGCGATCCTCGCCGTGCTCCTGCTGTCGATGTGCCTGCTCGGGCTGGCCATGGAGTGTTTCGGGCACTGATCGGGCACTGACCGGAAAACCCGCCCAGCGTCAACAATTACTTTGAGTTGATGTAACTCGAATCGGTGTGCTACGGTCCTCCCCATGACCGACACGCCACGTGACAACCCGCCGCCGGGCGAGCCGCTCGCCCGGAAGGTCGGCAACAGCTTCATGCTCGACGCCCGCCTGACCATCGCCCTCGACCTCATCGCCAACGTCTCCGAACGCTCCCGGACCAAGGTCATCCAAGAGGCCGTCCGCGAATACCTCGACCGGCGCGGCTACCGCTCCACCTGGATGCCCCAGTACGAGAAGTGGCGCATCGAGGTGAAGCCCGGCAACCCCGACGACCGCACCCACTACGACTGGCACAAGCCCGGCGACCCCCCGCCGACGAGGCGCGGCGTCGAACGATGACCACTGCCGAACCCACCAGCGGGCCGCCGGAATCCCAGGACGGCCGGGCCACCGCCCGCACCGCCCAGCGGCACCTGATCGCCCGCCTCGACGCGCAGGCGACCGCGATCGCCGAATACGCGGGGCGTACGGGCTTGACCGCAGTGCCGCCGATGAGCCTCCAGGATGCCATCGACATCCTGGAAAGCTGCTCCGGCTCCGTGCTGCGCCTCGACCCGCAGGCCCGGCTGGAACTGTTCGACGAGATCATGCGCCGACACGGGGAGCAGGACTCGCACCGGCCCGGCCTGTACACCCGCGAAAGTCAGCGGACCGTCGCCGACGTCCTGCACACCAGCGTGCAGACGATCCGCCGGATCCGGCGGGTCATGGAGGCCACCGCCGACGACACCCTGCCGCCGGAACTGCGGGACTTCGCCACGAACCGGCTGGCCTACATCAACGACACCGGGCAGGTGTCCGGCGCCGCCGACCAGGTGTTCCAGATGGTCGCCGCCTTCCGTGAGGAGCACGGCGACAAGCCGGACGGCAAGCCCGCCGAACTGCCGGGCACATACCTCGGCCGACCCGTCGTCAACCAGGCCCGCAAACAGCGGGCCACCCTGACCCGGCTGGTGCACTCGGTGTCCGGGATCGCCGCCTCCGGCGACCGGTTCGCCGACGAACTGCTGCCCCTCGACGTGCTGTTCGAGACCGGCCAGCTCGACCCGAAGCAGGTGAAGGCGATGGCCGCGCAACTGCGTGACGCCCGCGCTGCACTCATGAAACTGATCAACCGGATCTCCGGCAAGCCGACCGGCAGGCCGTCCACCGCACAGGAAGAGGAACCCACCACATGAGCAGCATCGAGCAGATCGGTCTCGCCGAGGTCGTCATCGACCCGAAGGTGCAGCGTGACCTGTCCGACAGCCGGGCGCAGAGGATCGCCGACGACTTCAATGAGCAGGGCTTCGGCGTGCCCGTGATCTCCCGCCGCACCGACGGCACGCTTGTCGTCATCGACGGCCAGCACCGCATCGAGGGCGCCCGCCGGGCCGGGCGCGGCAACGACGTCGTCCCGATGGAGGTGTTCAACGGGCTCACCCTCCAGGAAGAGGCGGCCCTGTTCCGGTACCGCAACTCGACGAAGCAGCCGACCCCGGTCGACACGTTCAAGGTGGCGCTGATCGAACGTCGCGCCGACGAGGTGTCGATCGCCCGGATCATCGGCGCGTACGGCTGGCGGGTCGACACCGCCGGGTCGCGGGGCACGACGCAGGCGGTCGCCGCCCTGCGGACCGTGTACGCCAAGGACAAGGACCGGCACGGGATCTCCACCGGCGCGACCCTGGACATGACCGTGAAGGTGCTCACCGGCGCGTGGGGGACCGGGCACAACTCCCTCGCCGCCGCGGTCCTGCTCGGCACCGGCGCGGTCGTGTTCCGCTACAGCTCCCGGCTGGACGTGCCGATGCTGTCGAAGGCGCTGGAGCTGGGCTGGACGAAGCCGGAGAACCTGATGACGCAGGCCCGTTCGTGGAAGGACGCATCCGGCGGGACGATCGAGAACGCCGCCGCGAACGTGATCACGAACGCGTACAACAAGCGGGTCCGGGCGGAGAAGAAGAAGCTGCCGGATTGGCAGTCGGGCAACGCGCGTGAGGCGGCCGACGGTGACGCCGCGGGTACGGCCGACGCGGGCGAGTAGTCCTATCCTGGCGGATGCGCCCCCGGTTCCCCCTCCGACGGGGCCGGGGGCGTCCCGCGTATCACGGTTCCACCACGCACCCACCACACGCCCGCCACACGGAAGGACCGTCCACAGTGGACATACAGCCGTACCGCATCCTGGTCACCGGCTCCCGGCACTGGCCGCAGGAGCACGCCGCCTTCGTCCACGGGCAGATCGACGTCGCCGTGGCGTCCGTCGCCGGTCTCCAGCTCAAGGACGCGCACGCCGACCGGCGCCGTCCGGTCGTGATCGTGCACGGCGCCAACATGAGCGAGACCCGGCGGCCCGAACGGGACGCCGAAGGCCGCCATCAGCTTCGCAGACGGCTCACCGTGTGCGTCGACCGGCTCGCCGACGAGTACGTCAACGACAGCCCGTACGGGCCGCACGGCTCCGGTCTGCTCACCGCCGAGCGGGTCCCGGTCTCCGATGCCGAGTGGCGCACGGTCGGCCGGTCGGCCGGGATCGCCCGGAACCAGAAGATGGTGGATCGGGGTGCCGACCTGTGCCTCGCGTTCCCGATACGGGACTCGAAGGGCACCATGCACTGCTTGACGGCGGCCGTCCGCGCCGGAATTGTGACACGCGTCTATCCCCTCGCCGCCGTCCAGCGGCTGGCCACAGAGAAAGCTGGACCGTCGTGAAACCACCACTGTGGGTCGTCATCACCGTCGCCGGGATCCTCGGCCTGATCATCTGCTACCTCGCCGGAGCGGTCCGGTGAAACGCCGGGGCTTCCTGCGGACCGCGCTCGCCATGCTGGCGGGTGCGGCCGTCGCCGTTCCGGCCACGTGGGCGACCGTCAAGCCGATCGCCGACGACCTCACCACACCGCCGCGCACCACGGCCGGGCCGCTGCGCCCGCCACTGCCCCGCATCGAGCGGTACGGCTGGGTGGACGCGTACGGCAACGAGGTCATCGGCTACCGCAAGATCCTTCCCGGTACGCCGGACTACACGAAGACCACCGATGAACTGAACTGGGGATGCCGATGACCGTGAACGTCCCGCCGCGCGACCCGTTCGGCACCGTCGCGGCCCGCTGCCGGGAGATCGACGCCGCCCTCGACCGCATGGAGCACGCCGGACGGCCGAAGCTGACCACGGTCCACCGCGGCGCCAACATCTCCCAGGAGGTCCGCCCCGGCGACGTGGCCGGGCCGGGCCAGTTCTACGGCGCGCTGGAGATGCAGGCCGACGTCGCCCTGTTCCAGCGGTTCACCGATGAGGTGTGGGACCTGCTCGACCACCGCACCCAGCGGTGGTACGCGGAGCGGATCGCCTCGATCCGCCGGGAGCGGCACCGGCACGACATCGTGAACGGGTGACCGGTCATGGCGAGCGAACCACTGTTCGAGCGATGCTCGTGCGGCAGGCACCTCACGGGGGTGTTTCCCGACGACGTGGACACCGTCGCGCCGCCCGGCCCGGGGCGGGTGATCGTGTCGGTGTGCACGACGTGTGACTACGTGCCCGGGTTCGGCGGGCCGCCGATCCACAGGCGCAATCTGAGCCTGATCCGCAACGTCCGCTGGGAGTGACGATGGACCTCGATGTACCGGACAGCCCGAAGATGATCCGCGAGGCGCTGTGTGCGGCGCAGATGCACATCGCTGACGGAATGACGTCGTCCGGCCGGAGGGGTGAGTACATAGCCCGGATCGGTCGGCTCATCGATGCCATCGACAAGCACCGGCCCCTGGGTCCGGACGGCAGGCACGGCGACCGTCACACCGCAACGTGCGGATGTCGCGATGTCGGGCCTCCGGACATAGCTTGACACACTGCGTGTGGTAGGATGGCGGGGTATCGCACCACACCGGTGCCCGCCCCGTCCCCGACAGAGAGGCAGCTCTACCTCATGCTCGACCGCATCAAGCACGCCCCGGTCAAGGCCGCCGCGTTCGTCGTCGCCCTGCTGGCCACGCTGACCACGGTGAGCGCGTGCTCCGGCGCTTCCCCCGGCACCCCGGACCCCGGCGCCGCCGGAGGGATCGCCGGATCGGCGCTCGACCGGTGGATCGCCTGGGTGACGACGAAGGACGGCGCGATCATCTTCGTCGGCATCATCCTCACCGCGATCCTGGTCTACTTCGTCCGGCGGATCTTCAAGAACACGGCGTTCACGATCGTGTTCGCGTTCGCCTGCGGTATCGCGCTCATGGTGTACGCGGCCAAGTCGTGACCGCCACGTTCCTGCTCATCCTCGGCACCATGCTCGTGCCGTTCGGCGTGTTCGCCGTGGTCGAGCAGGTGACGCGCTCCAGGGCCGCCGCCGGATTCATGGCGGCCCTGGTGTTCGTCGCGTTCGTCGCCATCCTCGTGATCCACATCGCGGTGGAAGCCACACCCTGATGGACGCCGAAGAGAAGATGATCGTCGCCGTATGTGCGGCGGTCATCGTCTTCACCCTCGCCGTCGTCATCCTCGTCATCGACCCCACCCTGTTCCAGTAGAGTCCCGGAAGGAAACCCACCCATGCCGAAGAAGAAGCCCCCGGCCGCCCTGCCGGACCTCGCCGACGTCGAAGTCAAGCTCCGGGAGGCATTCCAGGACCTGAACGAGTCGATGACCCGCGTGTTCGCACCCGGGATCCTGCTGCGGTACGCCATGCAGCACGCGACGACACCGGACGGCGGTGACCTCGACGCCGTCGAGGCGATGCGCGCCCTGGCCGCCAAGCTCGACACCGTCCGGCTCAGCGAGATCATGATCGCCGCTGACCTGATCAGTAAGGTGGTCCAGGACGAGGCCGCCCGGCGGATCGCCGACAGCATGCCGGAACCGGAGCAGGCCGGATGAGCGCCGACGCGGGCGACCCCGCCGAGATCTGGCGCACGTACGGCACCAGCCCCACCGGGCGCCGCGCCAAGCACCTCCAGCAGCTCGAAGGACTCGCCGAAGCCCTCGAAGAAGCCGCGTACGGGCAGGCGACCGTCGACACACCCGGGCAGGGCCCATTGCGCGGCCAGGGCGCCCGCGACCGCCTCACCGGCGTCTACCAGGAGATGGCCGCCGTCCGGGCCGCCGTCGACTCGGAGACCCTGGAACGCATCGCCACCGCCCTGGAGACGATCGCCGACGTGCTCGTGCAGACGAACACGCCGGTCACCGTCAAGGAGGTGGCCATGCCGGACCCGGGGCCGATCATCGTCGCCGGATGCTGCCGGGTCCCGCTCGGCGAACCCCACGAGAAGAGCTGCCAGTACGCCGACGGGCGGCACCGATGAGCGACAGCATTTCGATCATGTCGTGGATTCTCGACGAGATCGAAGAACTCGCCACCATGAGCAACGTTGAGGTCTGCGGCCTGCTCCAGGCCGACACCGGCACCATCGCCGACTACTGGCTGTTGCCCAACGTGCACGACCAGCCCCGGTACCGATGGGCGGTCACGCTCGAAGGGCAGCTCAACGCCTGGCAGCAGATCGAGGCCGAGGGCGACATCGTTGCCGGATGGTTCCACTCCCACGTCGAGCACGGGCCGGAGCTGTCCACGGAGGACATCCGGATGGCGGCCGATCCGGGCCTGGTGCATCTGGTGTACTCGGTGCCGGAGAAGCGGTTCCGGGCCTGGCGGGTCGACCGGGCGGGGGATGCCGCCTCCGTGGTCAGCGTGTCCCTGGAGGTGGTCTGAGTGTCGTTCTCGACCGACCCGTACAGCGAGATGACCGTTGTCAGCAACGGCGACGGCACACTTTCGTGGCAGTGCGAGTCGTGCGGCGGGGGCTGGCGGTTGACGTTCCCGGCCGATGCGCGGGTCGCTGACCTGCGGATTTCGTACAATGAGCACCTGGATCAGTCGCACGATCGGACTCCGTCGAAAGAATCTTGACCGCAGAGTTGACAAGCTGCGTGCAGGACGACTAACGTGGGAACCACGCAAGACGAAGCACCACCCCGGCCCCGGCAACGGGGACCACGCGGCAAGACTTGACAACTCCAGAGCACTACATATGACGGGCATCGACTCGCTTCCGAACCTGGATATGCGACTGGCCCGTGCGCCCTGTAGGCGGTCGTGGGACCGCACCGAGTGATTCGGGGAGCCTGGTTCGACTCCGGGCAGGGCACGATCCTCGCCGATCGCAATGCACCGAGGCGGCGAGGCCCTCCCGCAGGGGACGCGGGTCCGTCGGCCGGAACGAAGGCCGAAGGTCGACAACGCGAACGTGGCGGACCTGACCTGACCTGAAGGAGTGCGCACTCCGGACAGGCGAACACGGGCGGTGCGGTTCCGGACAGTGCAGCCGGGACCGCACCACAACAAGCTCCCATGGCGCAACGGCAGACGCAGCGGCTTTAGGTGCCGCCTTGTCTCACCCCACCACTTGAAAGGCGAGACGCCTGCGGGTTCGAGTCCCGCTGGGAGTACGCAATACGCGCGGAGGGGTCGCATCCCGAGCGTGGGCATGCAAGCCATGTGACGAAGGATGTCCGGGCCGCTACCCCACCGTCGGCGGACGGTGGTGACGTGGCCCTGTACCGGGGTTCGACTCCCCGGATGGCTGCGAGCGTCGGCGGTGGCCTGGAAGCCCGCATTGGACCCCCCGTGCTGATGCCGGTCGTCACCGCCGACGCCCCTACCACCCCAAGGAAGGACGGCGACATGCCGAAGACCGATCGCAACGAGGTCCGTATCGGCGTCCGGGCCTGGCTCGGCGACGAGGACCTGACCGGCGAGCAGTTCGAACAGCTCGTGGACGCCGCCGTCGAGATCGACGACCGGATCCCGGCCGATCAACCGCAGGAACGTGATGACGCGCTGTGGGTGGCCCTGGTCGCCATCGAGGCCGGACAGCCGGTGACGGTGTGAAGATCTTCCGGCGCGGTGACCTGACCTCGGACGGCTTCCCGGCCGGGAACCAGGACCCGAACAAGCGGGGGCTGTTTCTGGCCATCCTGGGTCTGGGCCGGACCTCCGGCGGTGACGAGAATGAGCGCAACAAGGGCGACGACTGGACGCGGTCCAGGCGGCGCCGTCCGAAGAATACCTAGACGTGCGGGAGGAGCCGACGGCCTCAAAGCTTCGGGCCTTGGCTGTCGGCACCCCGCACCCCCGGGGAAATAGCTTCAATGGTCACTGAGACGCGCGTAGTAGGTGACTCGGTAGAGCGCCGGATCGTAATCCGGAATGGTGCTGGTTCGAGTCCAGCTTTCCCCACGCATAGACTGACTGATCAACGTCTATAAACTGATCACGCCCCGGTCGGCAATGCTCACACCATCTTTCCTTCGGGGCGGATTCCAGGTGTGGGACAGGCCGTTCGACTCGGCCTCGGGGCACGGAGTCGATGGGGACTGGAGCCCGGACGACTGAGACCGGCCCGCAAGGGAACCGGCGTGAAAACAGGGATGCTCCGTTCGGCGGAGGGGATAGGCGCCCCGCCCTGGAGCAATCCGGGGAGACCGGTTCGAGTCCGGCACCGAACACGCGACCGGAGGCATGGCCGGTGACACCTCGCAGAGACGAGGCGCTACAACAGCGAGATGGTTGCGAGTGGCGGGCACCCAGCGACAGGAGGTGCGTCCCACCGTTCACAGGTGTGTGGCTCCGGGCTTACGCGTGAGCGCCGGACCCGAGATGTGGAGGGGCCGATATCTGTACCCGCCGTGCACGGCGGGGGGCGGACGTCCCGGGGATCGAGCCCCGGGCGGTCACGAGGGTGACGTCTGGCTCCCGAGCAGGACGACCCGGAAGCCGGTGCTGCCGGAGATGATGTGACAGCCGCTCCAGGGGTGGTGAATCGCTGTCCGAGGGATCATCTCCGGCACCCGGTGAAGCGCAGGTAGCTCAACAGGCAGAGCGCCCTCTTGCTGGCCAGCAGGGGAGATTGAGGTTCGAGTCCTCACCTGTGCACGTCTCGGGCCGCCGGAGACATTACAGGCGGAAGTCGAGCACCACGAGGACGCCCCTCGGCCTTACCCGAGGTCAGCGACACTCAACCACGTGGAATTGCCCGGCCGCCCCCTTGAGTAAGGGGTGTCAGCAAGGGAGCGCGGTAGCTCAACGGGCAGAGTGACCCTCCGGGGTTGGTTGCGGGTTCGAATCCCGTCCGCGCACGTGTCACACGCCCGAGGCGGGGGAGTAGCTCTCCCGACGGTAGTGGAGGGTTAGCAGACGCCCGGTACCCGGAAAGCGCGCCGGAGGAAGGCTGATGAGTAAGGCGTGTGACATCCAAGGGAAGTAGCCCAACGGCAGAGGCTGGCGCGGACATGCCAAGTCCGTGGTGCTCCGTTCGAGTCGGAGCCTTCCCACGCGTCAGATAGCTCAACGGAGAGAGCGCGGCACCTTGGCCGCAGCCCGGGAGAGGATCCCGGCACCAGACCGGCGACGTCCACACGGCCCGCGTGGCGGGCGCGACCGAACCGGGACGGTGATGGCGGGTTCGACTCCCGTCTGACGCACGCGCACCTCAGCACGGTCGGTTAGCTCAGTCAGGATAGAGCGCCACTTCGAGCTGGACTCTCGGCATCCCGTCGCGAAGAGATGCCCACGAGAAAAGCGCCGCCGGTACCGGCGGTAGGAGCGGATGTCGGGCGGTTCAAATCCCCCACCGGCCCCGTGAACCGCAACATCCTGATCGTCGGCGCCATCCTGTTCGTCATCGTCACGGCCGCCTGCGCGCTCATGATCGCGTTCGGCATCGACGTCATCACCGACCCCGTCCCCACCGTGCCACCCGGCCGGTAACCCACCACCACGAAAGGGCCGATGCCCATGCACGCCACCACCCACGCCGTCACCGTCCTCGCCGACAAGGGCAGTGCTGCCTACAACTTCGGCAACTCGCCCCTCGGCGCCATCGTCTGCGTCGGCGCCGTCCTGCTCGTCGTCGCCCTCATCGCCAAGGCCGTCCGGGGGCGCAGGCGCTAGACTGGCGCCACCTTTCTCTTGTGCGAGGCCGAACGCCCACCCTGGAAGCATCCATCTGGTACCCCGTTGGAGCGGGGGGACGCGTCCGGGGTGGGCGTGTTTGCGCAGCACACCACCCGGGTACAGCCCACGCATGACCTCCACCTCCAGCAACGACCGCGACGCCGAGCAGAAGACCGCCCAGCGGTCCAGCTCGGCGGCGGACGCCAAGACCGACAAGAGCAAGAGCGCGTCGACCAGCGCCAGCGACCCGCAGTCCGCCGCCCGTGAGCTGCACGGCGCCGGATCCGAACTCGGCGGGGTCACCCTGCCGATGCTGCTCGGAGACGACGTCTGGGAGCAGTTCGTCAACGCCGTCCGCGCCGACGACCGGTACGCCATCCGCGACCCGAACAACCCCGACAGCGTCGGCTCGACCGGGTCGTCCGGCTCCAACCCGCCCCCGCCGGTCATCCTCCAGTACGGCGACGGCGCCCGCGACTACGTCGCCGTTACCTTCGACTCCGGCCAGGTCATGGTGACCGACGCCGCCGACGAGACCGGCAAGACGTACAAGTACCCGGAGACGCAGTGGCGCCGGTTCGTCGCCCGCGTCCGCGGCGAAGAGATCCCCGACGACCTCAAGACCGACGAGGACCGCGGCCCGACCCAGTACGAGGCGGCGGCCGAGCAGAACAAGCGGACGTTCGAGCGGCTCCAGGCCGAGCGTGAGCGTGGCGTCCCGGACGCCACCGGCGTACAGGCCAAGGGCGAGCGGTAGGCTTGACACATCCGGGCTGGCACCCGGCCGAGCATCCGTCGTGCTGCTCGATCACTTCGTAACGGCAACGGAAGCGGCCCCTGGGTACACCCGGGGGCCGCTTTTCATGTCCGGCGCCGACCACGGCGGTACCCTGGTGATCGAGGGACGCGCGCCGTGACGGCACGCCACCGACCGGCCGTGAGGCCACGCACGACCGCCGTGACGGCATCCAGGGAAGGCAGCCCACCATGAGCACCGGCAGCAGTGAGTACGACGATCTGGAGCCGCCCGGCGGTGACCCGCCCGACGGCGGCCCGCGCGCGGTCCTGTCCGGCGACATCCTGCCGTACATCGACGGGATGAACGCCGACGGCACCCGCAGGCGCGGCTACAATGCGTTCGTCGACCCGGAGACGGTCCAGCAGGTCGTCTACGAGCGCGCCAAGGGCCGCACCCTGCGTTCCATCGCCAAGGAGTACGGGATCAGCCCGGACACCGTCTCCAAGTGGTACAAGGGCCAGATCCGGGAACGGGCCAACAACCCGGAGGCCGCCGCTTCAGCGCGCGCCCGGCTCACCATCGAGCTGGAGGCGCTGCGCAACGAAGTGTGGCGGATGCAGCGCGACGCGCCCGACGACCTGAAGGTGCAGCGGGAGACCTGGGTCAGGATCGAATCCGTGGTGCGGACCCTCGCCGACCTCAACGGCTGGAAGACGCCGACGACGGTCCGGGTCGACGCCCACCACACCCACCAGACGCAGGAGGACCTCGAACTCCAGGAGATGATCAACGCGGCGAAGGCGAAGCACGCCGCCGCCGTCGCCGCCGTGGAGACCGACTTCCGCCAGGGCCCGCAGGGCGGTGGCCGGTGAGCATCCTCGACCCCCGCGACCTCGACGCCCAGGCCATCGCCCGCATCCAGCGCGAGCTGCACCTGAAGTGGCGCCCCGACGACCAGGCGCACGCCCTTCTCCAGGGCCTGGAACGGCCGATCAGGTTCGGCGAACCGGTCAAGCCCGTCACCCGGCACCAGGTCGACGTCAGCGGTGATGAACTGCTCGACGCCGACTCGGCGCGCGGCATCATGGATACCGTTCTCGCCGGGGCGCGTGAGATGGTGCAGCGCCGTGATGAGGAGATCCTCTCGCACGCGTTCGGCGGGCGGCGGCTGTGCATCCACCCGGCCGACATGCTCCGGGACGGCGAATTCTGGGGCGACACGATCAAGATCGCCTTCCGGCAGAAGCACCACTTCCTGGAGCCGGACGAGGCCTGCGACGTCGACGGCCGGATCGAGTACACCGATCTGGGCTTCCTCGATCACGACCTCGTCAAGACCGAGCTGGCCGACCAGGGCAGCGTGTTCGCCACGAGATTCGAACCCGGCGACCTGTATCGCAACCTCGTCGCCGCGTACGAGAAGCTCACCGAGCACCAGGCGTACCCGCCGGAGCCGCCCAGGGTCGCCACCCCCGCCCAGAAGGCCGCCCACGAGGCCGCCCAAGACCTGCCCCGTGCCCGGTGGATCGTCGTCGGCGACATCTGGATGGACACCAAGGTCGCCGACCGGCCGCGCTCGATGCCGCCACAGGACGCCTTCGGGTCCCTGCTCGGCCGACGGCTGCTGCGCACCGGCCGGTTCACCGCCCGGCCGACCACGGTCGGCGAGCCCGGCGGGTTCGACGTCGGCGAATACATGGTGCTGCTGTGACCGGCATCGGCGCCCGGCAGACCGTCCGGCGGCAGGAGGAGACCCTCACCGTCGACAGCCTGCGCCGCGCCTGGCAGCGGCTCGCCGACCGGCAGGTGCCGCCCGGCCGCGACGGCACCCCCGTGGTCAGCCTCGCCACCGCCCTGCGCGGCGCCCTCGCCCACGGCCGGATGCTCGGCGACACCGTCTGCTCGTGCTGGATCTGCCGGACCGCCGCCCCCGGAGGCGAATCCCGGAGCGAACCGGGATGACCGCCGCGCCGGTCCGATGCGATGGATGCGGCGCACAGAAACGGACGTGGCCGACATACAGCCAGGCCGTGCACGTCGTCGATTTCCGGCTCCGGCGCGGCGCGCGACCACTACGCGTCTACCCGTGCCCTGCCGCCCTGGACGGCACCGCCGGATGGCACATCACCAGCCAGAAGAGGAAGGAGCCGAAGACGTGAGCGCGCCGCCCGCCGACCTGCTGGCCGATCCGCTGGCCGACGTGCTGCCGCACTCGATCGCCGACCCGTACGACTGGCGGGCGACGAGCGAGAGCTTCGACCTCGACGCCTACCTCGCCACCCTCGACCCGCGCATGCTCGCCAGCAGCGAAGGACGCAGAGCACTCACCTACGCCGACCCGTTCGCGCACGCCCTGGTGTACCTGCGCCACCACATGACGTCGGAGGAGACCGGCGGGATCTCGTTCGGTGACTGCCATCTCGACTGGTTCCGGTACGGCCGCCAGTGGATGATCAAAGATCCGGGGCTGCGCGGCTGGCGGCACTCGTTCGCCAGCCCGCGAAACTCCGGCAAGAGCACTCTGTGGTACACGATCCTGCCCATCTGGGCCGCCGCCCACGGGCACAAGCGGTTCATCGCCTCGTTCGCCAACGGCGGCACCCAGGCCGAGATGCACCTTCAGACGTTCCGGACCGAGGCCGCCGAGAACGGCAAACTCCGCTTCGACTTCCCCGAGCTGTGCACCGCCATCCGCAAACCGACCGGCCGGACCGTCGCCGACAACGAAGGTCATTTCCAGGCAACGAGCGGATTCGTGTGGATCGCCCGCGGTATCGACGTCGCCTCGCTCGGTATGAAGGTCGGCAACACCCGGCCGGACCTCATCATTCTCGACGACATCGAGAAAGACGAAAGTCAATACAGCCCGTACGAGGTGGAGAAGCGGCGCAAGACGCTGATCGACGCGATCATGCCGCTGAACGAACGCGCCGCGCTCGTGCTCGTCGGCACCGTCACCCGGCCCGGCTCGATCAACCACCAGTTGGTCAAGGTGGCCACCGGCGAAGTCGACCCCGAAAGCGAAGAGGGTGAGAAACTGCGGTGGATCACCGACGAGAAGATCCGGCCGCACTACTATCCGCCGATCGTGGAAAAGGCCGACGGCACCCGCCGGTCGATCTGGCCTGCGAAATGGTCCCTCGACTACCTCGAATCCATCGAGCACACCGTCAACTACCAGAAGAACTTCAAGAACAACCCCCGTGCGGACTCCGGCGACTACTGGAAGGAGGCCGACATCCGGTACGGGCCGCACCCGCCCAACGTGATGAAGAAATTCCTGTTCGTGGACCCGCCGGTGACGGTGAAGACCCGATCGGACCCGGCGGGCCTCGCCGTGCTCGGCTACGCCCCCGGCTCCGGGAAGCTGCCCACGAAGGAGGAACGGATCCGGCTCGGTGAGGGCCTGCTCGACCGCGAGTCCGGGGAGATCGTCAACGGCTGGCGCGACACGCTCACCCGGGAGGAGGCCGAGGCGCAGGGCATCACCCGCCTGTCCCGGATCGTCGTCGAGCACGCCGAAGAGATCCGGGCGACCGGCACCCCGCTGAAGCGGCGGATCATCGCCCTGCTGGAGCGCTTCCCGGACATCGAGGCCGTGATCATCGAGGTGAACCAGGGCGGCGACCTGTGGATCGAGGTGATGACCGGTCTGCCGTGCCGGGTGATCACGTTCCACTCCAGTGAGCCGAAGGACGTCCGGATCAAGTGGGGGCTGGAGATGTACCAGCGCAACCGGGTCACCCACCGGCGCCGGTTCGTCGCCCTGGAGGACCAGCAGACCGCGTACCCGAGGGTCGAGCATGACGACATCGTCGATGTGGTGTCGACCGGTATCACCCGCCTCCTGAAGCCCAAGAAGAGCAAGAAGAACGCCACCGTCAAACAGAGGTGACCCACCACAATGGACAGTGACACCGGAACGGACGCACCGGCCGTCCACAGTGGACGGATGCACGACCTGGACGACCTGATCTCGTTCAGCGAGTTCGCCGCCCGGTGCGGCAAACCGAAGACGAGCATGGTGCACCTGCGGGACCGGCGCGACCATCCCACCCATCCGACCGGCTTCCCGCACAAGCTGACCACGGCGGGCGGGGCGGACCTGTACTCGTACCGGGAGCTGCGCGCCTGGTACGTGCGGTGGTGCGCCGCCCACCTGGAGATCTAACCTGGTCGTATGGCCAGGCTTTCGGCGAAACGGCGCAAGAAGATCCCGACCTCGAAGTTCGCGATCAAACGCGGGCGTAAGTACCCGATCGACACTCCGAAGCGGGCCCGTACGGCGCTCGCCCTGGTCGGCATGCACGGCAGCAAGGCGCAGAAGACCGCCGTGCGGCGTGCGGTGAAACGGCGGTACCCGAAGATCGGTAAGCGCCGGTAGGAGTCTGCTCGTCATGTGACCTTGTGTCGGCTACGCTGTGACCACGCTGCGCACTTGCGTACGGTGAAGCCGATCACGGAGCGTGACGAATGACGGTTACCGATATCGGGCGCCCCAGTCGTCCCCGCGACGCACTCGCCCCCCGCGGCGCGGGCGGCCGGACCGGCAAGCGTATCGACCTTCAGGCCCTGCTGCGGCAGGCGACCAACCCCGGCGCCGACGACCGCCACGACGCCTCCGTGCGCGACATCCTGCACGGGCGCAAAGAGCTGCACCGCATGCGCGAGCAGTGCGAGACCGCCGACGAGTACTACAACGGCGAAGTCGGCATGCTGTACGCCTCCGAACGGGTCCGGCAACTGCTTCAGCGGCAGGGCGTCGGCGACGACGTCCCCGACTTCAACTACGCCCGGATCCCGGTCGACGGCATCGCCACCCGGTTGCAGGTGTCCTCCGTCGTCGCCGCCCCGGCCGAAGAGAACGAGGACGGGCAGGAGCAGGCCGAGTCGAAGGCGGTCAAGGACGCCACGAAGGCGATCGCCGCCCTGCGCAAGACCAACGAGCTGGACGCCGAAGAGAAGCGCCTGCACAAGGACGTGTCCAAGCACGGGTCCGCGTACGTGCTCGTGTGGCCGGGCACCGACCGCAAGGGCAAGCCGTCCGTCGACATCCGGGTCAACTCCGCCTACGACGTGATCATGATCTACGACGAGGAGGACCCGCTCACCGCGGACTACGCCCTCAAGTCGTGGGAGGTCGACGTCGGCGACGACGAGAACGGCGCCCCGCAGACCTGTCACCGGGCCAACCTGTACTACCGCGACCGGATCGAGCGGTGGGCGACCGAACCCGGCGGGAACCCGGACAAGAAGGAGGCCTGGTTCCGGGTCACCGAGGTTCCCGACCTGGACGACGACGAGCGCGATGACCTGGCCGCCGACGAGTTCGACACCCTCGACGACGAACCCGGCGTGCAGCACGCCTACGGCGATGACGCCATGTGGAGCGCGCGCGGGCGCCGCCTCGACGAGGTCGACGACGACGACGACGACGACGACGACGATGAGGACGGGTACGACGACGAGGACGCGCCGCCCGCTCGTGGTCAGCTCCATCCGGACGACATCCCGAACCCGTGGGGCAGGGTGCCGTGGTTCCACTTCCGCAACGACCGGCCGGAGGGTGTGCCGGAGCACAAGAACGCATACGGCCCGCAGGCGATGATCAACAAGATCATCTATGCGATGGCGGGCACCGTCGACTTCAACAGCTTCCCGCAGAAGTACATCATGGTCGATCCGGCACAGGACGATCCGCTGATGAACCTGCTCGACCCCGACCACCCCGAGGACGAGGACGACGATCCGGAGAACGAGGGCGGCGGCTCCGGCCTGCGCAACGACCCGGGCGAGATCTGGCGGCTGTACGGCAAGAGCGTCGGGCAGTTCTCGGCGGCCGACCCGAACACGCTGCTGTCCCCCCTCGATCGGCTGATCAAGTCCATGGCCGAGCTGTGCGGCATGCCGCAGTGGGCGTTCTCCAAGGCCAGCGCGGACATGCCGTCGGGGGAGAGCGTGCGGGAGCTGAACGCGTTCTGGAACAGCACGGTGAAGGACCGGATGGACCGGTACGACCCCGTCTGGCAGGACGTCTACGAATTCGCGCTGGAGGTCCTCGGGATCACCGGCGTGACGGTGGAGGTCCGCTGGGCGCCGATCGAGATGATCAACGACCTGAACGGCTGGCAGGTCATCCAGGCGAAGATCGCGAGCGGTGTGCCGCCGCAGGTCGCCCTGGAGGAGGCTGGATACCCGCCGGAGCAGGTCAAGGAGTGGCTGGCCGACGCCACCGGCGCCGACCTGGGCCGCCGGGTCGCCCTGCTCAACCAGATCGGGACCGCCGTGCAGACCCTGGGCGCCGGTATCCAGCTCGGTGCGACCAGCGCCGAGCAGGTTCAGGAGGTCATCTCCCGGATGCTCGGCCTCACCGTGGCGGGCACGGACATCACGATCCCGTCCGGCGAGTTCCTCGACCCGATCGAGAAGCAGCGCCTGAACGCCGAGACGCAGATGGCGATCGCCGGAATGAAGACCGGCGCGGACACGACCACCCCGGACGGCACCAAGCCTGCCAAGCCCGGTGCGACGGCGCCGGGCAAGGCTCCGGGGCAGCAGGCGGACCGGGGCAAGCCGCCGGGCGCGCCGGGCACGAGCCCCGCCCGCCCGGCCCGGCCGGTGGCGAAGCCGGTACCGACGACGACGCGGCCTGCGCCGCCGAAGCAGAGTGGAGCGTAGGGCATGGGCAGGTCGAGGCGTGCGGTCAACTGGGTCGAGGCGAAGCACCCGCGTGACGATCGCGGCCGGTTCGCGAAGAAGGGGTCGCCGAAGTGGTTCGCGAAGGCTCTGGCGTCGGCGGTGCACCGGGGGAATGCGTCGTTCGGTGACTTCTCGATGGGTGCCGCTCCAGGGCATGAGCCGAAGGGCCGCCTTCCCGGTGGGCTGATCGACGTCAAGGCGCTGTCCAAGGCTGCGCCCCGCACGCGCGCGCCGGAGGTGTCGAAGCCGGGCGTGAACGCGTCGGCGACGGCGGCGAAGGCACTCGGTACCGGCGGCAAGAAGGCGCCCGGGGATCTGAAGGTGGGCGACACGTTCACCCGGCACGGGGCGACGTTCGAGGTGACCGGTGAGCCGAAGTCGGCGCGCCGGGCGGGCAAGATGGTCACCTTGGTCAAGGCGCGGCGCCAGGACGGCAAGGAGGGCAGCCTCACCCTGGACTCGGATGTCACCATGGCCGGAGACAGCACGCGGCTTGACAAGTTGCGTGATGTTCGGCAGCCTGGAGGCATGACCACCCTCAAGTCTGACGAGCAGCTCATCGCCGAAGGTCAGCAGCGTCGCGCCGAGATCAGTCGGGCCGTCACGGAGGCGGCCACCGAACGCGATGCGCGCGCGGCCATGCACGGGCTGTCCAAGGCGCAATTGCAGCGCCTCGCCACCGAGCAGGGCATCTCGTTCAGTGACGGGAACACCCCGGACGAGCTGAAGCGGCGCATCGTTGCCCGCACCGTTCCGGCCGCCCAGAACCGCGCCCGCGAGGAGCATGTCAAGGCCTCGAACGCCGCCTACAACCAGCGGCAGATCGACCGCCTAAACAAGGAGCTGGAGACCGCGCAGGGCGCCGCCAGCCGCGCCGAGGCCGCCCGCAAGGACAAGGGCGGCCGGATCCAGTCCGCGCAGGAGGAGCGCGCCAACCGCAAGGTCGCCGACATCCGTGACCAGATCCGGATGCACGAGATCGCCCGTGACGGCGGTCCGTCGATCGCCGAACAGCGGATCGCCCGCATCCAGGCCGCCGAGGCCGAGCGGGCGAAGCTGAAGGCGGAGCGGGACGCGCGGCTGGCCGCGAAGCTTCCCGAGGTCAAGCAGGTGGAGCCGGAGCGCTCCAGTGGCCCGGGATTCGACACCACCGGCCTCGATGAGCGGCAGATCGCCATGCTCAGCCAGTACGAGCCCGGCCCGCAGCTCGACCAGATCGCCGCCCGCCTCCGGGCGGGCAACGCCCCGCACCCGTTCCGCCAGCAGGAATCCAAGAGCATCGATGAGCGGCTTGCCGGGCTGCCGGAGAAGGCCCGCCGGATCGCCCTGGCCTCCGGCGAACCGGATCGCTACAGCGGCGTGACCGCGTCGAGCGTGCTGAAGGGGCATGCCAACTTCGGCTCCGGGCACGATTTCTTCACCGTCTACACCAACGAGTTCGGTGACGAGAAGAGTCAGCTCGGCCTCATGACCGACAAGAACACCGGCGGCACCGCCTACAGCTTCGGTGCCGTGCACAATGAAGGCACCTGGGTTCGGGTTCGCCCGCAGGGGCGTCACAGCGATGAGGAATGGGCGTACGTCTGGGTCGACGCGCAGAAGACCCGGCTTCCGGATACGACCAAAAAGATCGTCACGGCACCCAAGCCGGAGACCAACGATCTCGCCGAGGCGATGAAGCCGCCGGTCGACCCCCGCAAGCCGGAGTCCGGCTGGAACCTCGACACATCCAAGACGTTCCCGGTGGCGAAGACGTCCGGCGGCAACACGAAGATCACACCGCAGGAGAAGGCCGACGTCCGGGCCGCCCGCGCCGCCGACGCCAAGCGTCGCCGCGCCATGGAGCTGAACGACAGCACCGACCCGAAGGACAACGGCGCCAAGCTCAAGGCGATCCAGGACGGCACCCTCGACTCCGCGAAGCTGTACCGCACCAAGATTGCCGGGCCGTCCGGCCAGACCAGCAAAACTCCGGTAGCCGTCGTGCGCCACACCCCGGACAACCCTTCGGGGGAATTCGAGATCCGGGCCGCCGACGGCTCCGGCCATCGGCTCGGCTGGGCGTCCGCGACCGTCCACGACGGTGAGCAGACGTACTCGTTCCACTCCGAGGGCCCGAACGGCGAGCAGCGCCTTGAAGGCTGGTCGGACAGCCTGGCCACCGGCGCCGACGTGCTCGCCAATGGCGAGTTCCGGGCGACCCGGGGCGGAAGCAACTTCGGCGCCTCGGTCTCGCAGGGCGGGTTCAAGGCGTACGCCGGAAAGAACAAGTCGATCGAGGAGTTGGATCGGGAGGCCGCTCAGCGGGAGCTGCGCTCGATCCGGGAACGGCTTGCCAACCCGAACCTCGGGCCGTCGATGCGTGCCAGCCTGGAGCGTGAGGCCGCCTCGATCGAGCAGGAGATCGGCGACCGGCGGGCCGAACGACAGAAGCAGATCACCGGCGAGGTGCTCCAGGCCAAGGCCACCGCGACGGCGTCACCGCAACCCGAGGTGTACGACAAGCTTCTGGGCCCGGACAGCCCCATCCAGAACAAGAGCATGCGCGGCCTGCTGGAGCAGATGGAGGCGCACGGCTGGACGCTCACCCGGGGTAACCAGGGCGGACGGACCGGGCACGCCGACATTGCTGCGCCGGACTCGAAGCTCGGCATCACATATTGGTCGGCGCCGGACGGCCGTGAACTCGTCGTGCAGTTCATCAACAGCAAGAAGCCGCACATCATGACGGAGCGTAAGTACAACGCTCCCGACGTGACGTTCAAGAAGGCGATGGCGCACGTCGTCACCCCGACCCCGCCGGAGCTGGAGAAGGCGCCGAGCGTCGGCGGCGCGCTGGAGAACCTCGGCCTCCCGCCGCTGCCGACCCGGAACGGCATGACCATGGTCACCGATCCGCAGATGAAGCCCCTCGAAGACGCCCAGAAAGCGATGATGCCGAAGGGTGCCTACGGCGGTCAGGGCAAGACCCTCGCCGAGGCGGTCGCCGGACTCCGCAGGGCCGCCGCGGTCAAGCGCGAGTCGGCGGACACCGGCGACCGGCTGTATGGCTTCGGTGGAGTCGATCCCAATTCGGCACGCAAGCGTGAACTCGCCGACCAGTTCGAGCGGGTCGCGGCCGAGATGGAGCGGATGGACGTCGCCCACAGGGCGAGCGTTGCCGAGCGGGAGCGCCTCGACGCGCAGCCGCTCGACATCCGGCCTCCGCTGCGGACCCCGGTCAAGGCGCCCCGGGCGGGCGGACGCACACCGGGCGGCGTCACCGGGCCGACGCGTTCGAACGCCCAGGCGACGGACGTCAACGACGTGCCGTCCGGCCGCCTCCCCGGAGGCGTCAAGCCACTTGACACGTCGCGTGCAACGCGGGACAGTGGTAACATGACGAACACCACCCCGAACGTCACGCCCGAGGACATCACCGGCCGCCGGTTCTTTACCACGAAAAATGGTCAAGTGGTCCAGGTAACCAAGATCCTTTCCCCCACCAACGTGGCGGTCCGCTACCCGAACGGGCGTAGCGGCCGCGTGGACCCCGCAACCCTGGAGCGGATCCCCGCGCCAGGTGAAACAGAGCCGACCGCCGTCAAGGCTGCCCCCGGCGCGCTGACCCTCGGTGTCACCGAATCCAGCCGTGGGCGTACCACCACCATTACCCTTCCGGACGGAAAGACGGCACAGCGGACCAGCAAGACCAAGGCATACACACACGCAGTCGTCGCCACCACCGACAACCGGGCCTACGCCAGCCGCCGCCGGGCCGCCGCCGATCAGCTCGACACCGACGCCCAGGCGATACAGGCATGGCTCGACCGCGGCGCCAACCCGGCCGAACTCAACCTCAAGGCCACGAGTTTCAACGGTCACGGCAAGTTCTACAGCGGCACCCTGCCCGGTACCAGTGTGCAGATCCACGAGCCCGTCAACCCGCAAAATGACGTCATGCCGCTCACCCGCGAGTACCGCTCCACCCCCGACTACCGCGCCGCGATGCGTCAGGCGGGAAGCAAGGCGATCAAACAGGCACGCGCGGATGCACAGCGGGCACGCACGCAGGCTGCCGCACTGGACGCCGGACCGGCATACAGCTACAACGTGGAACGCTGGTCACAGTCCCAGGACAACGCATTCAAGGGCATCGCCGAGTTCCAGCGATACGAGTCCGACCAGTACCGCGCCACCAACTACCAGGTCATCACCGTCGGCGGCCAGGCCGTCCACAAGCCGGTCAAGGCCGCCGGGCCGACCGCCGAAGAGCGCGCAGCAGCCAAAGCGACGAAGGCCGCCGACGAGCGGGCCGCCGCTCAGGCGCGTTCGGACAGGTGGGTTGCCGAAACCCTTGCCAGCCTCCGTGCCGGGGACGAGAGCGCCGTCCGGTTCACCACCGAGCCGTCTCTTCGCAAACTCGCCAGGCAACTCGGTGCGAAGGTGCCGCGCGGCGCCGACCGGGCTGCACTCCGGCAGATCGTCATCGAGGCGAGCCGGGGAAAAGCCTGAGCCCGCAGGCCGGGGCGCCCGCCGCCCCGGCCGCCAGCGGGCGCACCCCGGCGGCGATCGCCGACACCCTCATCCGGGCCGACACCCGCGACGCTGCCCGCGCCGCTCTCGACGGGCTGACCGCGGCGCAGGTCAAGGCCGCCTATCAGGCCGTCCTCGACCGCAACGGCCAGGCCGGGCCGTACAACACGCCGATCGGCCGCACCCGGGCCGAACTCGTCGACAACCTGATCGAGCTGCTCGGCCGCCGCCTCGACTCCGGCGCCATCGACCGCGCCGTACGCGGCCCCGGAGGACTCAGGTAGGACATGGACACGCAGGACCTCGCCGACCTCGAACGCCGCACCGTCAACGCGGTCGGCGGGGACCTGCGCGCCACCCTGACGGCCCTCACGACCACGCTCACGGCCGTGTACGTCGCCGCCGCAGGAGACACCAGGCACGCCCTCCCCGGCCACGCACAGGACACCGTGCGGGCGCAGCTCGCCGACACCCTGAAGGCCCTCGCCGACCAGGACTACGCCGACATCCGGCGCACGTTGCAGCGGGCCGCCGCCGTCGCCATGACCGGCGGCGGCGAAGACTTCGGGTCGATCACCTCCGGCACCCTGCCGCTCGACCTCCGGCAGGCCCTCCCGGCGCTGACCACGAACATGCGCGAGGACCTCCGCGCCGCCGAGCGTCTCGCCCGGCACGGCCGCCTGGAGCGCTACGGCGACCTCATGGCGGTCCTCACCGCCGCCCGCAAGGCCGCCAACCACGCCGACACGACCGCCGTGTGGGTGGTGCACCGGGCCCACAACGAGGGCCGGAGCCGGGCGATCGAGCGGGCCGCCTCCCGTGGTCAGCAGGTGTACCGGATGTGGCGGGCCGAGCGTGGTGCGTGCCCGTCCTGCCTCGGGTACGCGGGTGCGCTCGCCACCCCTGGTGACCCGTTCGAGCCGGTGTTCACGGTGGCGGACGTGTCGGCGCGGCCGGACGGTCCGGTGTGGGGACCGCCGCTACATCCTCATTGCTTGCCGGGGGATGCCCTTGTATCGGCCCGAGGTCGCATCACGGGTGCGACGTCGCGGATATTCCACGGTGAGTTGGTCCACTTCCGCACTCTCGGAAACCAGGAGTTCGCCGCCACCCCCAATCACCCGGTACTGACGGACCATGGTTGGATCCCTGTCGGCCAGCTCCTTGAAGGCGCGCACGTGGTCCGCCACGTCGGACCGGTACGGGAACGTGCTGCTGATCAGGATCACCATCACATGCCAGCCCGCATCGAGGATGTGGCGGAAGCGTTCCTGTGCTCGCGCGGCGTGGCGACCGCTGAAGTGCCAGTGACCACCGAAGACTTCCACGGCGACGGAGCCGGAAGTGAAATCGCAGTTGTAGGGACCAACCGCCGTTTGGCGGTCCCATCCCGGCAACTCCTGCGACAGGAGGTCTTCCCAGCCGGACATGGGGCCGGACTGGCGTGCTTCACGCGTGGCCGCTATCCGCTTCCGGTGCTCGACCGGTTGGGGGCGCCCCCGAACGGCGTCATGGGCGGCGGCGGCGAGACGTTGCCGCTCATCCGGGCTGGTCTGGCTCATGCGCGTGAACATGGAGGCGCTCCGGCCGCGACGCTCGACGCCGTTCTCCTCCAGGACTCGCTGAATGACCCGACGGGAGACGGAGTAGCGCTCGCTGAGAGCCTTCTCGCTGACCCCGGACGAGTACGACTTGATCAAGTCGTCAAGATCTGGCGGGAACCATTTAGCGACCACGTGTACAACCTCGAAACGGAAGACGGATGGTACATCGGCAATGGGATCGTAACCCATAACTGCCGGTGCGAGATCGACGCTTGGACGGGCCACGGGCCGGACGATCTCGATCCGGTGGATCTGCCGTACGCGTTGCGGCGGGAGGCGCAGCGGTCGGTGCTGACCGGGCAGGCGCAGGGGTCGGGCCCGGCCAGGGCGCGGGCGGCGGATCGGCTGCTGGACGTCGCCGATCTCCTGGTGCCGAAGACGGTGCAGAAGCGGGCGCGCAAGAAGCTGGACGCCGGTACGCTTGGCACATGAAGTTGACACACAAGATGATGGGGTTGGCGGGCCGGTGGGGTACGGGCTGCAACCGGTGCCGTCAGTGTTGCCGCCTGGAGGTTCCGCGCAAGGTGGTGCGCGCGTGGGAGCGCCGGTCGTGGCGCCGGGACTGGTCGCTGTGACTGATCCGGATCCGGTCCTGGTGGATCTGACCGGCGTGCCGCTGGAGACGCTCGCAGGCCTGGATTCGGCGGCCGGGGGTGCGTTGGCCGAGTCGCTGGTGCGGCTGTTGCGGGAGATGGATACGCCGTCGGAGCCGATTTCGGCGTTCGACAGCCGAGTTTCCGCATAGGACTTGTCAACTCGCGTGAGGTAAGCGTAAGCTGTGCTTGCACAGCGAAGGACCCACCACCCCGAAGGAGCACCTCATGGACCTGCGCGAGAACGACGTCACGATCGACATCGTCGGCGTCGTGAAGAGCGGCCGGAGCAGGCGTTACGTCGCCCACCTGTACGTTCGCGAGATCGCCGACGCCGACGGCCCGAAGCTGCACTCCCTGGTCAAGCTGCCCACCGGCAGCACCTGGACGGTCGAGCTGGACACGGAGCAGGGCTACAAGGTCATCTCGGCGGAGTCGCCCGAAGATCTCGCCCGCCGGGTGCTGCGCTCCTGCGACCTGCCCGTCCAGGGTGCGAAGCTCGGGATTTTCAACGAGATCAACAACGACACGATCCGTATCACGCTCTGACTTGACACATTCGGCTCAACCTGCGTAAGCTGTGCTTTCACAGGTTGAGCCCACCATCCCGGAGGCAGTCATGCGAGTCCACCTGATCTGCGCCACGCACAACACCACGACCCTCGTCGGACCCGGCACGCTGCTCGACGAACTGGAATGCGTCGTGTGTATCGCGCTCGCCGACTCGCAGGCCTGGCGGTCGTGCTGCTCGCGGATGAACATCGACTGCTGCGGCCACGACGACGGCGGGCCCGTGTGGCGCGGCGTCGAGATCGAGTCGCCGGACTTCTGCGACTCGGACCACGCCCCCGAACCGCCGTTCTGAGCTTGACACATTCGACAGCCCTCATGTAAGCTGTGCTTGCACAGGTTGAGCCCCACCACTCCGAGGAGAGATCATGTCGAAGGCCCTGGAAACCAATCCCTGGTTCGGCTACTACGTCGCCCGCGACGGCCGCCGCGCCGCCCTCCGTGAGGCCCTGAACATCGGCCGCGAGACCATGACCACCCCCGGCAAGGCCTGCGAGACGTGCGGCAAGCCGACCTGGTACCGGCCGCTCGTCGAGCACTACACCTGCTACGACTGCCAGCCGGGCAACTTCGGCGGCTACGTGGACGACGTCCGCAACGGAACGGCGCGGTGAAGATCATGACGGTTCAGTGGAAGCAGACGGAGCGGGGACAGTTCCAGTCGGAGTACCGGGCCATCGACCATCCGTACCGGATCGTCGGGCTCTCGGTGTCGGACAACGGCTCCGACAAGCGCTGGCGGGCCGAGGTGCTCGAACACGACGCCGAGTTCGGAGACTCGTGGCGAGGCCTCACCCCGTGGCGCCGCACTGCCACCAAGTCCATGGCTGACGTGGACGCACTCAGGTTTGCAGCCCGATGACGACGACCATGGTCACCGACGCTGGCACCTTCGTGCTCGCGTCGGTGGCGTTCCCCGACGACCAGCACAACCACGACGCGATCACCACCCACCACATGGAGGCAGCCATGTTCCCCGGAGCGGGCGCACGGATCGACTACAACGAGGCTGGAGAACCAGTCGGCTGGGACTACCCCGGCTACGACGACGGCGAGTACGACCCCGACGACTTTGACGAGCCCGACGACGAGCCCGACGAGGACGACGACGAATAGGCGGAAGCCACCGCCCCGCCCCCACTTCCCCGGGGGCGGGGCGGCTTTGTTCTATGCCCTTACCAACTGCGTTACCCTGGTGCTCGACGCGACGTCACGCCCGCGACGGGCCTTCAGGAGGCAGACACATGACCCAGACCCACCCGGCGCCCGGCGACGACGTCACCGGCGCGCCGCATCCACGCATCATCGGCTACGCGGCCGACGGCCGCCCGATCCATCTCGGTGGCGGCGGCGCCCCGATGGACATGATCGTCGACGACAACGACGACGACGACGACACCGGCGACGACGCATTCGACGGCGACGGCAACGACGGCGACGAGGACGACGACCGGCCCCGGGGCCGCAAGCCCCGCGACACCGGCCGGGACACCCGCCGGGCCGTCAACCGCCGCGCCCGCCGCGACGAGGCCGACGACGACGAGGACGACGAACCGGACGACGACGAAGCCGACGACGAGCAGGACGATCGGGCCGCCGACGACTGGAAGCCGCCGACGCGCGCCCAGGTCGAGAAGATGGAAGCCGCCCTCCAGAAGGCGAACCGGGAAGCTGCCCAGCGGCGCCGGATCGGCAAGACCATGGACAAGATCGGGATCAAGGACGCCGACGAGTTCAACGACTGGCTCCTGAGCCGGGGCATCGACCCGGAGAGCGGGCAGCGGCTCCTGGGCGACGACGAGGACCCCGACGAGGAATTCGGCCAGCCCGACGACAACGGCCAGCGCCGGGGCCGTACCCGCGAAGAGGTCGCCCGCGACCTCAAGCGTGCCGAACAGCGCGGCCGGGCCGCCGCCGAAGAGACGTGGCGGCCGGGCGTGGCCCTGTTCGCCGCCGACGCGTCGCTGCGGGCCGCCGGGTTCAACGGCAACGACCGGATGCTGACCCGGGCGCTGCGTCTGCTCGACCCGGACTCGTTCGACATCACGATCGACGAGGACACCGGCTGGCCGGTCGTCGGCGGGCTCGAAGACCAGGTGGAGGCGCTCAAGGAGGACTACCCGGAATGGTTCCGCCCGGCCCGCCCCTCCCGTGGTCAGCGTGACGAGGACGAGTACGGGGACTCCTCCGGCCGTCGGTCGACGTCGGCCCGGCGTCCGGCCCGCGGCGCCCGGGAGGTTGACGGCGGTGAGCGGCGCCGGTCGGCGGCGCCGAAGCGCCAGACGTGGTTGCAGCAGCTCAACGCGCGCATGGAGGGAAGGCGATGATCGAAACCGGGGCACGGGACGTCCGTCTCGACGAGTGGATCAACGGCACCAGGCATCACCCACCGGCGAACGAGGCCACCGCCGACGCGCACGCGAAGGCGCGTGACCTGGTGGCGTGGCTCGGCCGGGAACTGCATGAGCTACTGCCCGCCGGGCGGGACAAGAACCTCGCTTTCACGCATCTGGAAGACGTGCTGATGCGCGCCAACCGGGCGATCGCCATTCACGGCGTGCCCGATTCGCGGTAAGGTCGCGACGTGCAGATCGACCTGGGTGACGCGGTTCTCGACATCCGGCTGCGCATCCCCGGCCTCCAGCGCATCCACTGGCGCATCCGCGTCGGCGCGCCGGTCGAAGCCGATGATGCCGTCCGGGCCGACCGCGCCCGTGGTCAGCGTGCGGCCCGTAGCGGGCCGAGTCTCAGCCCCCGACGGAAGGCACCCGTTCTCATGGATCTCCAGGCAGACAAGCAGGTCACTCTCACCGGCGAGTGGACCGATGAGGTCGGCAACCCGGTATCGACGCCGGACGGCGCGTCGGTGACGTACACGGTCGATGACACCTCGGTCATCAACCTGACCGACAACGGCGACGGCACCGCCGTGGCCGCCGCGACCGGCACGCTCGGCACCGCGAACGTCCACGCCGAGGCGTCGTCCGACGGCCAGGCCGTGACCGGCGACCTTCAGATCGTGGTCGTGGCCGGGCTCGCCGAGCGGTTCAACATCACCGCGTCGGAGCCGACCGAGGTCACCCCGGACGCGTAGGCTCAACGTGGTCCATCCGGGTTGGGAATCCGGGTCGGCGCAACGCGTGCGGCAGCTTCCCGCTGTGGATCATGATCCGGCCCTGCTCTCCATGGAGGAGCGGGGCCGGATCTTTTTGCCCATTGTGCGCGTGATCCTTGGTGCGTACGGTGACGCACTGCTACCATCCGCATCAGGTGGACTTGTGGCCCCGTGACGGCGGCCCGCACCTCGCTCGTGACGAGCACGACCTATCCGTTGTGCTCTGCGAGAGGAACCCCAGGTGCACAAGTCCCAGCCGTTCGCGTTCGAAGTCGGCCCCGACTTCGATTTCCCGGGCGTCCCGACCGTCATCGGCTACGCGGCCGACGGCCGCCCGATCTGGTCCGGCGCCGGTGGTGCGCCGATCACCGTCACCTCGTGGATCCCGATCGAGTACAGCTCGGACGTCATCCAGCGGGTGCGGACCGAATCCGCCGTCGAGCGCGTCTCGACCAAGGTCAACATGGGGTCGAAGACCAAGAGCATCCCGCGTTCGGCCGGTGTGACCGTCACCGTCGGCACCACGTACACCGACGACGCGTCCACCAACGACGAGGTCACCCTCACCGCCCGCCGGTTCATCTCCCGCGTCCAGATCGACGAGGACGACCTCGCCGACGCGTCCACCCGCATGGACGTCATCGGCACCAAGGCCCTCGACTGGGCGATCTCGTACGCGGACGTGTTCGACAACGCCTGCCTCGGCGTCACCGCGACCGAGACCGGCACCGCGACCGCGCCGTTCACGTCGATGTACAAGCGGCTGCGGACCACGAACGCGAACACCGGCTACACCGCCGACGACAACTACCTGACGTGGGACGACGACAACATCAACATCAACACGTCGTCGCTCGGCATCAGCCTGTACGAGAAGCTCTCGGCGGTCTTCCGCAAGGTCGAGGTCTCCAAGTACTGGTCGCAGCCGGACATGGTCGTCATCGCCGCCCCGGGCTGGCGTGACGCGCTGCGTCTGTGCTCCGACGGCCAGGGCCGCCCGATCTTCACCTCGGGTGGTGGCCTGCCGGGCAACGGCACCCCCGACATGCTGTTCCAGACCCCTGTGGTGTGGTCGCGGGGGTGCAAGACGTCGCCGACTCTGACCGGCTCCCCGGCGGGTAACGACCTGCTGTACTTCGCGAACACGCGCTACATCGCGCAGGGCAACCGGTCCGGCCCGGAGACCCTGACCGACGACGCGCGGGCGCAGGACGACAGCGACAACTACGCGATCAAGTTCAGGGCGCGCAGGGCGTTCCAGCTCACGCACGAGAACGCGGCGGCCGTCCTGGAGCGGATCACCGACTGATGATCTTCCATTGGATCAAGCGCGCTGACGGCAATTACCTCTGCCTGGAGACGGGCAAGAACGTGATCGCCTTCGGCAGCGGCTCCAGTTGGACCGTGCGCGCCGACGGATCCAGCGAAGATCTGGCATTCGACTCGGTCTTTGCCAGTCAGGCGGCAGCTCAGGATGCGATTCGTCGGCTCGTGCAAGGCGTGGATCCTGACGCCTTGATCTGATCCCGATCGAGACGAACGAGCCCGGTAGCGAACGCCAACCCCGCTACCGGGCTCGTTCTCCAAACCCCCGAGAGGTGCACCGTGGCCGCGAAGAAGACCGCGAAGAAGAAGGCCGTCCACACCAAGACCATGAACGCGATGATGCGCCGCAAGGGCGTCGGCAAGAAGGCCGCCGCCAAGATGGCCCGCCGCGCCGCCGGGAAATGCTGACCACGCAGGTGCGCGGCGACAGCTCCGGATACAGCGTCCGGCCGTGGACGTCGAAGACGTGCCTGATCGTCCTGATCAGGGACATGAGGCCGTAGGCGTACCCTGGAGCTTCGTAAGGCCAGCGAACCAACCAAGCGGAGGCAGCCGTGCCCGAAGTAGCAGAAGACGTTCAGCCCGACCCGATCCTCGCCCAGTTCAGCGGCATGGGCCGCCCCGAACTCGCCAAGGAGTGCGCCAGGCGCGGCATCCCGGCCAACGAACCCGGTTCGACCGCCGCAGTCCTGCTCGGCCGTCTCGTCGAGTACGAGCGCGCCCAGGCCGACCCGAACCTCGTGACCGCCGACGACGATGACGATCTGCTCGGCCTCGGCGACGACGCCGACGACGGGATCGTGATGGCGTCCGGCGACCCGGAGCCCCCGGTCCCCGGGATGGCTGCCTCCGTCCCGGTGGCCGGGCCCTCCGGTCAGGGTGTGGTGGAACGGCCCCGCCCCCGCCGGGCCACCTACATCGAGGAGGGCGTGTCCGGGATTCCGGTCGAAGTCCGCAACGGCGCCTCGATTGCGCCGGAGCCGACCACCGGCGTCATCGGCCGGTACCGCAAGGCGTTCGTCGTCGGTGACCTCAACCCCAGCGATGAGCAGCACTTCGCCATGATCCGCATGACGCACGAGGCGGCGGCGGCCGAAGGCCACCGGCCGCGCGGCGGCGCCTGGGTGGGAACCCGCGTCGGCTACGGCGTCAACGGCCAGGGCGTGCGGACCGCCATCTACGAGATCTCGATCCGCCGCAAGTAGCCGCAGGGAGCTGACCATGGCCGTATGGATCGACGCCGCCGGAGTCCACGACATCACCGGCCGGACCCCGACCGACGAGAGCCTCACGCTCGCGCAGTCGATCGTCGAGGACATCGCCCAGTTCGACGGCGATTTCACGACCGATGGCGTGGTCAGCTCCAAGAACCAGACCCGGCTGCGCAAAGCGGTCGCCTACGAGGCCGTATGGCTCGACAGCCACCCGGACGCCCTCGACGCGATGGACGTCGAGGGCACCTCGGCCGACGGCGTCTCCGGCACGTACAAGGGCCCGCACGCCGCCTACCTGTCGCCCCTCGCCTGGATGAACCTGAAGCGGGTGACGTGGCTCAAGGGCCCCATCCGGATCGGGAGCAGGAGCCGGGCCCTGCTCGACGACGGCGACCGCGACGACGCCGTCCGCGACGACGCGTTCCGGTGGACGCCGATGGAGGGCGGGGTGCGGGTCGGCGCGGTCGATGGGCTCGCCGGACGCTCCGGCATGACGTGGGGCGCGTGACCGCGTGACGTGGCGCGCGAACTGCACGGTCGACGTTCTGCGGGGCGAGACCGTCGACACGTGGGGTGACCCGACCGAGGCCGACACCACTGTCTACACGGCCCGGCCCGCCGCCCTCGTCGAGCAGGGCCCGAACTCCCGCTCCCGGCCGGTCGACGGCCGCGACGACCAGGTCCGCGGGTACACGCTGCGGGTGTTCCCCGACGTCGTCCTGCACAAGGGCGACCGGATCCGGATCGCGTCACTGACCCCCCGGCTGGCCCGCACCGACCCGCTGCTGAAAGTCGGCGACGTGCTCACCGGTGACTTCCACGCGACGATCCCGAACACCCCCGGCCACGACGCTCCCCGATACACCCTTCGTAAGGTAACGTAACTAAGCAGTGGAGCAGGGCAAACGGCCGGGCAGACCGGCCGCCCCGCACCGCTGACCACGAGCCCGCAGAGGGGGTGGAGACGATGGCTGGCACCTATCAGCACATCCGTGTCCACCACGGCTACAAGGGCTACTTCGAGGCGGCCGAGGGTCGCGGCGTCCGCCGGATCACCGAGGCCGTCGCCGACGATGCGCGAGCGGGCTGCCCTGTCGACTCCGGTGATCTCCTGTTGTCGATCGGTACCGCATACCCGGGCAAAAAGCGCGGGTACGTCACCGTCGGCACCGGCCACTGGAAAGAGACCGAATACGGCTCCCGGCCGCACATCATCCGCTCGCACGGGCCCTGGTCGCTGCGCTCCGACGACGGCGAATACTTCGGGCCGGTCGTCCACCACCCCGGCACCCCGGCCCAGCCGTTCATGCGGCCCGCAATATATCAGCGCCGTTCGATGCGTGGCCTGTGATGCCGACGACGATCCCCACCCTTGCGAACGCCGAGCTGGTCACCCTGGCCGCCATCCGCTCCGTGGTCAGCGCGTACGGCGTCGGCGCCGGGACCACCCTCCAGGGCCCCGACCGGAGCACTGGCGTGCTGTCGTGGGACGGCACCGGATTCGTCACCGCCGCCACCGTCGGCGGCTCCATCAACGGCACCGTGCCGATGCGCAGGCCGGTCATGTCGATCGACGTGTACGCCACCGACGTGGGCAAGGAACGCCCACCGTGGGGCCGGGCCATCGGGATCGTCGAGACCATCATCGCCGCCTGCCAGCAGTACGCGCTCAAGCAGGCGCAACTCGTGGTCAGCCTGCCGACCGGGTATCCGTCCTGCCGGGTAGCGGAGATGACGGCGATCACCGAACCGGAGCGGCGCACCGGCGACGAGGCGAACTACGCCCACTACGGGTTCGAGATGGCCGTGTCCTGGCACCCGCTATGACCGTCCACAGTGGAGTTTCGGGTTGGCACCCAGCACAGGAGACGAACAAAGGAGAAGTAGGTGGCTAACCGCCTCGCCTATCAGGTCGTGATGGGTGCCGGGTCCCTGTACACCGGCCTCTACCAGGCGACCGAGCCCGCCGACTCGGCGGTGAACGTCGCGCCGCAGGCGTCGGCCTGGACCGACACCGGGTTCACGAACGACGGCCTCAGCCTGATGCTGAACCAGGAGTTCGCGACGATGGCCGTCGACCAGGTCGCCGACATCCTCGGCCGGAAGATGACCTCCAGGGACGTGCAGGTCAAGACGAACCTGGCCGAGCCGACGTTGCAGAACCTGACCCTGGGCCTCAACTCGGGCACGATCACGTCCGGGTCCGGCCCAGCCGCCTGGAGCAAGTACACGCCGGTGTTCTCCGGCGCGGAACTCCAGCCGACGTATTTCGCCTCGATCCTCGACGGGTATGCGCCGTCGAGCCCGTCCGGGGTGTCGAAGCGGCGTCGCCTGATCATGCGCCGCTGCCTGTCCATCGACAACGTCGAGGTGGCCTATAAGAAGGACGAGCTGACCTTGGTTCCGGTCACGCTCGGGTGCCACTTCGTGGACACCACGACGGCACCGTTCGTCATCGTCGACGAGCAGTAACCCAAGCACAGCAACGGAAATCCGGTATCCGGAGCGTCCAATGTAGACGATGATGTTGGACCGCTCCGGATTTCCACAGTGGACAGTCCACTGTGGATTAGATCATGCATGGAGGCAGCCATGACCCAGCCCGATCCGAACTACCCGCCGCCGCCGTACATCCCGGGCGGCCAGTACGCCGTCCAGCAAGGCCAGGTACGTCCAGACGGCCTGCCGGGCACCGGCGTGCCGCAGCAGGGCCCGCAGAGCGGCCCGGGGCAGCGGGAGGAGACCTACAGCCTCGCCAAGCACGGCCCGATCCGGATCGACCGGAACAAGGCCGCGAAGCCGATCACGTGGGAGTCGTTCGTCTACGTCGGCGACACCGAGTACAAGGTGATGAAGACGGAGGACATCCCCCCGGCGGTCGCACTTCAGTTCATCGATCGGGCCCGGGAGCGTGGCGAGTTGATCGCGGTCGCCGATCTGATCGAACTGGTCGTGCAGCCGTCCGGCATGATCAAGGACCTCTCCAGCGTGCCCGGTATCGACGCCCACGAGATCAACCTGATCATGACGGTGATCGCCGACAAGCTGTTCGCCGCCGGGCAGACGCTCTCGGGAAAATGATCGGCCGGGCCGGAGAGGTCGCCTGGGTCACCGACCATCTTGCGGAGATCGAAAGCGACCTGTCGGCGATCCACCGGTACCGCGTCGACAGCACGGCAGACGGAGGATGGGAATGCGGGGCAGGGGAATGGGACGGCCTCAGCAGCCGCCGATTCTTCCTGCTCGTCGAGCGGCTACCCGCCTACCCGGGCGTCCTTCAGGCGATCCTGGTCAACGCCGAACGGGAACGTCAGGAACGCGAACACGGCACACCGATCACCGACGACACGATCCGGTCGCGGACCTCCGCAGCCGTGCCGGAGACGGTCGGCGGGATCAAGGTCGTCCCCCTCACCCGGGAGATGGTGGCAACCGGCGCCGGGCACCTCGAAGGCCTCGACGGGCTCATCGAGGTCCGGCGGGCCCCGGCCGCATGACGTAGCACCGACGAAAACGCATCGACCACCAGCGGAGCCGGGGCAGCGGCAGAAAGGAGGATGAGCGACATGGCCATCGGCTACCGCATCGCGGACGGCTACCTGGAGATCACCGCCGACACCGACAAGGCCGACCGCGAGATCCTCCAGTTCTTCCGCTCCACCGACGGCAAGCTGCGCGACATGAAAGGCCGGTTCGCCTCCGAAGGCAACCTGGCCGGGCGTGGGTTCGCCCGTGAACTCGAACGCGGTGCCGGAAGCGGCGGCGGCGGTAAGGGTGGTGGCCTGTTCGGCGGAATCCTGTCGAAGATGGCCGGGTTCGGCCGCACCGCCGGAGGCCTGTTCGTCAACGGGCTCATGGCCAAGGTCGTGCTCGGCCTCGGCGCCCTGCCGTCCGTGCTGTCCACCGCGGCGGCAGCCGCGCAGGGGGCGATGCAGATCGGCGGCGCCGTCGCCGCGCTCGCCCCGGCCGCGATCGGCGCCGCCGCAACCATGATCGGCACGCTCAAGCTGGCGTTCTCCGGCCTCGGCGACGCCTTCAAGGCGGGCCTGTCCGGCGACATGCAGAAGTTCGCCGAGGCGACCAAGAACATGGCCCCGGCGATGCAGTCCGCGGTGAGGGAGATGCTGGCTCTCGCCCCTGCGGCGCGGGCGTTGAAGCAAGAGGTGCAACAGAACTTCTGGTCACAGTTCTCCGGCGACATCAAGGCGATCGGGCTGAACTACCTGCCGATCCTGCGCAACGCCATGGGCGGGGTGGCGACCGCGTTCGGCCAGTCGGCCGGGAGCATCGCACAATGGCTGCTGGCCGCGCCGCAGATCGCGGCTATGGGGGCGGCGTTCTCCGACATCAAAGAGGCGCTGTCGAACATCGCGGCCGGGCTGCCCGGCATCGTGCAGGGCCTCGTCACCCTGTTCACCACCGGCGCCGACTTCCTGCCGGGGCTGACCGGCGGATTCGACCAGCTCACCCAGCGGTTCGCCGACTGGATGGCGATGCTCGCCGACACCGGCCGGTTGCAATCCTTCATCTCCGGCGGACTCAGCCTCGTCGGCGACCTGATCAAGCTGTTCGAGCAGCTCGGCGGCATCGTCAGTGGAATCTTCGGCGCCGTCCCGGACACCGGATCCGGCCTGCTCGGCCTGCTCACCCAGCTCGCCACCGCGGCGAACACGTTCATCAACAGCTTCCAGGGGCAGGAGATCCTGGGCCAGTTCTTCGAGAAGCTGGCCGCGATCGGCCAGATCGTCATGCAGCTCGTCGGGGCCGCCATGCCCGGCCTGATGGCGTTCTCCGGCGCACTCATCCAGGGCCTGAATGCGCTGCTGCCCGCGGCGAAACCGGTCGGCGAGGCCCTCGCCGCGATCATGGAGGCGATCGCTCCGCTGCTGCCGGTGATCGGCGGCGTGCTGGCCACCGGGCTCCAGCTGCTGGCCACGATGCTGTCGGCGATCGGTGCCGAACTGGGTCCGCTGATCGGGCTGTTCAGTCAGCTCGTGACCGGTGTACTCGGCCAGTTCGCCCCGGTAATCAGCGCCTGGGCGACCGAGGCCCTGCCGCCGGTGATCGAAGCGGGCAAGCAGTTGGCGGCGAGTTTCGCGCCGCTCATCCCCGTCGTGATCCGTATCGCTCAGGCGATCTCCGGGCAGTTGCTGGCCGCCATGCCGGAGCTGCTGAGCCTCGCCCAGCAGGCCATCCCGATCTTCCTCGAAGTGGGCCAGACCCTCGCCAGCACGCTGATGGACGGGCTCACGATGATCGAGCCGCACCTTCCGTTGCTGGTCGGGATGTTCGTCGCCCTCCTGAAGGTGATCGTCGTCATCGGGGACGTGTTCATCCAGTTCCTGCCGATCATCGTCGGCGTCTTCTCGTTCTTCGTGCAGGCGATCGTGTGGGTTGCCGACTTCGTGCTGACCATCGCCGAGATCCCGTTCAAGATCCTTGCGGCGAAGGACGCGATCATGGAGTTCGTCTCCGGCGCCTGGGATTCCCTGGTCGGGTTCTTCACCGGCATCATCGACTGGTTCACCGCCCTGCCGGGCCAGATCTGGGGCTTCATCTCCAGCCTGCCCGCCACGATCGGGCAGATCTTCTCCGACCTGGCCAACCAGTCCCTCTACTGGATCGGGTACGCCGTCGGCTCCATCCTGAAATTCTTCATGGACCTGCCCGGCCAGATCTGGGGTTTCATCTCCAGCCTGCCATCCATCATCGGCAACGCGTTCTCCAGCGCCTGGGAGTGGGCGAAGAACGCCACGTCGACCGCGATCGACGCCGTGATCAACTTCGTGACGAACCTGCCGACCCGGGCCGCGAACATCCTCGGCGGTCTGTGGGGTGCGATCTCCGGCGCCGTGTCGAGCGCCTGGAACAGCCTCAAGTCGGCGACGTCCAGCGCGATCGACGCGACGGTGAACTTCGTCAAAGACCTCCCCGGCAAGATCAAGAGCGTGTTCTCCGGGGCACTCGGCTGGCTGAAAGACGCCGGATCCGACATGATCCACGGTCTCGCCAACGGCATTGAGGACGCCCTCGGCTGGGCGGTGCAGAAAGCCAAGGACGCAGCCTCCAGGATCGCCAAAGGCTTCAAGGACGCCCTCGGCATCGGCTCCCCGTCGAAGGTGATGGCCCAGCAGGTCGGCCGCTGGATTCCCCCCGGCATCCAGCAGGGCATCCAGTCGGCGATGCCCGCGCTCACCGGCTACGTCGAAGGGGCCGCCCGCGGGCTGACCACGGCCGCGATGGCGCCCACCGTGAACGTCGCCGCCCCGAGCGTCGCCGTCGGCGGGGCCACCGTGACCCTGCTGGTCGACGGCGACGAGATCGCGGCGAAGATCGTCACCCCGGAGCGGACCGCCGCCGCCACCGCGGAAGGATCCCGGCGCCGCTCCTACCTCAACACCGGCCGCCCGGCCGTCGTCGGGGGCGTGTCGTGACCGGCCCCAGAAGGGAACGCTGACGTGGCGATCGACCAGACCGTCTACTTCGGGACGCCCGGCACGATGATCAGCCTGCCGCACCCGAAAGGCGGGGTGAAGACGACCCGGGTCCGCCCGACACAGCAGTTCGCCCTCGGCAACGGCGAGTACCGTACCCGGCGGCTGCTGCACGGCTCCCGGCTGTACACGCTGTCGTGGGACAAGCTGCTGTACTCCACATTCGCGACGTCGCTGCACGCCTACGACCAGGGACACATGGGCCCCGGCCCGTTCGCGTTCCTCGACCCCGGCCAGCGCAACATGCTCACCGTCAACCAGTCCGCCGCGACCGCGCTGACCAACGCCGTCGACAACTTCACCATCGCCGGATCCGGGCAGACGATCGGCTCCAGCCTCACCGTCACCCTGACCACGCCACGCAGCCTCAACTGGAACTTCAACGCCACCGCACCGGCATCCGGCGCCTCGACCCTCACCCTCGACAGCCCGTACGCCGGATGGCCCGGCATCCCGGCCGTCGCCGCCCGGCCGCTCACGTTCAGCTTCCAGGCGATCGGCGGCGGCACCGACAACATCGTCACGTTCCAGGGCGAACTGCTGTGGTACTCGGCGGCCGGGTCGCTGCTGTCCACGAGCACCGGCACCCCGATGACCACATCCGGGGCCGCGTGGACGCAGGGATCGGTGTCGGCGACCGCCCCGGCCTCGACCGCGTACGTGCAATGCCGGGTGCACTACGTGTCCGGTGCCTCGTTCGGGTCGATCGTGTACTTCAGTGCGTTCATGCTCAACGAGGGCACCACCCCGGACGCGGCATGGACACCGGGCACCGGCGTGCTGCCGGTCTCCGTGGTCAGCCTCGCCGAGGCATGGCCGTGGCTGTACGCGGCCGAGGTCCGCGACAGCCCCGATCTGGTGCTGCGCCAGGACGGGAGGTAGGCATGGCCACGGCGGCATCGGCGAACTTCGCTCAGGCGGCGTCCGGGGCGGGTGGCACCTGGGCGGATCCGCAGATCAAGGCCGACTGGCTCGGCGACGGGTACGGCACTGCCGGAAGTGTCGCGGTGCTCGTACGGGACGGGTTCGAGCGGGTCTCGTCGTCCGGCTGGTCGGATCCGAACCAGACGACGCTGCGCCAGTGGACGCTGAACACCACCGCGACCGACTTCACCATCACCGGCGGCTCCCCGCAGATCGGCGCCGTCGCCGCGGTCTCCGGCACCGCCTACCAGTCGCACAGCGCCGTCAACAGCCTGCACCGGGCCCTGATCGACACCGGCTCGACCGACATCACCGTGTCGGCGAAGGTGACGGTGCCGGTGGTGCCGACCGGCGCGGGCATCACCTCGTGGGTGACGGCGCGGGGCAGCTCCGACGGCAACGACTACTACGTGGGCCGCCTCGACATCGCCGTCAACGGGCTGACCGCGCTGGTGCTGCTGCGCCGCTCCGGCGGATCGCTGTCCGGCGCCCTGGCCAGCGCGACCATGAGCCACACCCACGTGGCCGGGGACTCGTGGATGGTGAAACTCCAGGTGTCCGGGTCGACGGTGCGGGCCAAGGCGTGGCCGCTGCCGGGCACCGAACCGGCGGCATGGCAGGTGTCGACGACCGACACGACGCTGACCACCGGCACGTATGCGGGTCTGCTCACCCGGCTGGAGACCGGAAACACGAACACGCTGCCGATCGCCGTCGGCTGGCAGAGTTTCCGCAGCGTGGCGTCCGCGGTCGACGACCTGTCCGGGCAGGCCGGTGGCTGGTCGGTGTCACACTTCCTCGACGACGGCTACCCGGATCAAGTCACGTTCGTGTCCGGGGTCGGCATCCCCAGCGCGAAGATCACCCTGGACACCCCGGCGCCGTACCTGACCGGCGGCCCGGTCCGGGCCGCCGAGCTGTACTCGCCGTACAACCAGGACTCGCCCGTCTACGGCCTCGACCGCGACATCGCCCCGGTGGTCATCAATCACGGCCTGGTCACCGCATCCGGGGTGGAGCGGGTGCGGGTGTTCACCGGCCAGATGACCGACATCCCCGTCAAGGGCGGCAAGGCGACGATGACGGCGACGTCGGCGACCCGGCTGAAACTGTCACAGCTCGTGCAGGCCCCTGCGGTGGAACGCTCCGCCGGTGGGCTGAACGGCACGTGGCCGGTGTCGTGGGCGCTGCACAAGTGCGCGGTCCGCCCGTCCCCTCCGGCCCGGACCGGGATCCGGTGGTGGACGCCGATGCACGGCGCGTTCCGGCCGCATCTGCCGGACAACAACCCGCTCGTGCACCTCGACGACGCCGGGGGCAGCCATGTGCCCGCATACCGGTCGGCACGCAAGACCTCGACGAACACCGCCGATCAGACGTGGGACGTCACCTGGGTCACCGGCCCGTACGTACAGGGGTCGGACACGAAGCTGAGCGCCGACGAGTCCCGGCGGCTGTTCGCGACCGACATCGAGCTGTACGCGTCCGCCGGGGCCTCCACCGACCTGCTGTCCACGGCGGGGAACACCGGCCGTCTGGAGTTCTGGGTCAAGGGCATCGCCACCGACGTGAACAACGCGCCGGGCGGCTCCGGGACGATCTCGAACCTGGTGAGCTTCACCGCGCAGAACGGCGCCGCGACCCGCAAGTTCCAGATGGGGATCAACACGTCGCGGAAGGTGTTCGTGACCGTCACCGATGGCGCCGGGCACACGGCGTCGCTGACTTCGACGGCGGCCCTGCCGACGGACGGCGCCTGGTACTTCGTCGGCGCCGCCTACTCGGTGTCGGGCAAGAAGCTTTGGGTGACGAACGATTTCGCGGCGGCCGGGGGTGCGCTGACCACGGAGACGGCGGCGGCGTCCACGCTGGTCACGTCGAGTCTGCCGTCGGCGGACATCTGGGGTTCCGGGCATCCGCAGTTCCTGGACTATCTGCCGATCGCCGAGGTGCAGCTCACCGGCGGCAGTGAGGCGAACCCGGACACGTCCACGACGTGGCTGCGGGACGTGTCGTGGTCGCGGACGGCGCAGGTGTCGCCGTCGAAGCTGGAGCTGACCGCGCTCGTGGTGAAGGAGCCGATCGAGGCGTGGGCGTGGATCGCCGGGTTCGCGCAGAGCGAACTGGCGGCGATGCGCACCGATGAGACGGATGTGTTCACGTATCTGACGCCTGGCTGGTGGGTGAAGCCGGAACAGCAGGTGGTCACCGAAATTGTATCCACTGACATCAATTCTGAAGCAATTGACGTCAATACCGACTACAGCAAGATCCGTAACTCGATCAAGGTGTCGTACAAGCAGTACGAGATCGACACGATATTCACTCCGGTGTATCAGTTGTCACAACAGTTGTTCATCGGGATCGGCGTCACCGAGGTCTACTTTCCGTTCCAGGCGCCGGTTTTGGCCTTGAAGAACAGCTCCGGAAACGACATCTTCTATGCCGACGACGCCGATTTCGACCTGTACAACAACGCCATTCCGATGGAGTACGTCAGCCTCAACACCTCGTCGGACGGCAGCGGCACGTACGCCACCGAGTTCGACGACATCGTCATCGAGAAGGTCCGATGGAATCCGGGCGGCGTGGTGTGGCGGTTCACGAACCCCGGGCCGCTCACCTACTACACCGCCAACAGCAAGAACCAGCCCGCCATGAAGGTCTTCGGCCGGGCCGCGCACGAGGGGTCGGCGTACGCCCAGCTCGACGACCAGAACAGCATCGACAACCGCGGCCCCCGGTCGCTGAGCGTGTCCCCGGCCGGAATCCAGACGGACACCGACGCCCGGCGGCTGGCCGGATGGCTACGCATCGAGCTGCGCGACCCGCTGCCGCTCGTCGAGGATTTCACCTTGTTCGGCGATCCGCGGCGCACCCCCGGTGACCTGATCCAGCTCCAGGACCCGACGACGACGCGGATCAACGCCCAGTGGCGGTACACGAGAGTCGATCATGACTGGAAGGTCACCGGCGGCTCGGCCGACTACACCCAGGACGTGACCGTGCGGCCGACCGCGCCGGTCGGCGTATGGGGTTCCGGCACGTGGGGTGACTGCCTGTGGAGCTACCTCACATGATCGAATCGCCGGGACCGCCGCAGCGGCCGATCGCCCCACCCGTGGCCAGCAGGAGAGGATAAGTCCATGGCCGTGCCCACCTACCCGATCACGCTGCCCGCCGACGGGACCCGGATCGATCCGCAGTGGGGGATCGACGTCACCAACGGCGTCAACGACCACGAGACCCGCATCGACACCCTTGAGACACAGTTCACGCCACAGATCTCGTACAGCACGAACGGCACCCTGGCCACGTCGAACACCAGCACCGAGGCGGCGATGACCGCATGGACCGGCGGCAACTCGGCAAGCTTCCTGTTCAAGGCGGGCTGGGTGCACGAGGTCAACGTGCAGGGCGGCTGCGCCGACAACGGCACCTCCGGGTTCGCGGGCCGGGTCATCGTCCGGGTCCGCAAGGGTCTCAACACCACGTCCGGCACCCAGTTGGCCCTGCACTACCAGACGACCCGCGGCAACAGCCTCTCCGTGGTCAACTTCTCCTTCACCCGGTACGTGAAGAACGCCACCGGCGCGGACATCACCTCGGCGTGCGGGCTGACGATCCAGGCGAACATGGGCGGCACCACGGCCGTGATCTACGGCGACGCGGATACACCGCTGATGCTGACGATCAAGCCGATCGGGACCACGGCGAACCTGCCCCAGTTCGCGAACATCGCCGCCGCGATCACCTGAGTCATGCGCCGATGCCCTTAGAGTCATCCGGCCATGTGACCACCTCCGAATGGAGGAATTCCAGATCTGTGGGCGGTCACTGTCCGCAACCTATGCTGGAGGGTGCCGGTCCTTTCATACTGGGTCGGTGAGGAGGCAGCCATGACCAGCGCCCAACATCGGAAGTGGATCAACGCGGGGTTGACCTGGCAGCTTGCCCGGCCGCTCGTCGCGGTCCGGAACCGGCTGCGGTCGTACGGATACACCGTTTACGACATCGGCAACACCGGCCACCTGGACCACATCCCGCCGGAGGATCACACCCCGTACTCGGAGACCGGCTGGCCGATCAAGACCGCCTACGGGTGGGTCACAGCGATCGACATCATGCCCGACGGCGCCAGGGCCAAGGGCCTGCCGTCGCTCCAGCAGCTCGGCGCACGGCTCTACGCCGACAGGCAGAGCGGCCGGGCGCCGTGGATCAAGTACATGAACTGGGGCCCGGACAGCGACAGTCACGCGGTTCAGGACTCGTGGAAGCCGGACCACCACCGGTACTCCAGCTCGGACACCGGGCACATCCACCTCTCCTGCCGCTCCGACGCACTCGGTGACACGAGCGCCGACACGTACGACCCGGTCGCGCTGCTGCGCGGCCAGCCCACCATCGACCTCTCGGGAGACGACATGATCATCGGTACGCCGGACGGCGCCCGCTACCTGCCCACGAACGCCGGACCGCGACTCATCACCTGGGACGAATGGGTCGCCAGTGGCTTCGACAAGACCCCGCCGCCGGTCCTCATCGTCAAGAACGCCGACCGGGTCAACGAACTGGCCCCGGCCGCGAAGCAGGAGACGCCGACCGTGTCGGCGAAGCTCGACGACGTCACCGTGACCGGCACGCTGCACTTTGACCAGGGCTAAAGACCCGGGACACTGAACGGGAAGCGTCCGACAATTGGATAGGAGGCGGCCGTGGGTGGCGTGCTCGACGTGATCCCGCCCGAGCTGTTCACCGGCGGCGGCCTCGCGGGGCTGGTGGCCACCGCCGTATGGATGATCTACACCGGCCGCCTCGTGCCCCGCCGGGTGTACGAGGACATGAAGACCGAGCGGGACGACTGGAAGAAGGCGGCAGAGACCCGGTCCGAGCAGAACGCCGCGATCGGCAAGCAGGTGGAGAAGCTCGTCGAGCAGGGGCAGACGGCCGAACGTGCGATGCTGTCGCTGCAAACGCTCGTCCAGCAGATCCGAGGTGGTCAGTGATGGCGCGGCACGAACACGGGCATCGGCCGAGGTGGTTGCAGCGCATCTGGCACCCGTGGCGGCCCGACGACATCGAGCCGGAGACGGCGAAAGAAGCGGTCGAACAGGCCCGTGCGGACCTGCACGAGACCAGGGCCCTCGACGCCGACATCGACGCTCTCGCGGCCCGGCTCAACCGGACCGCGAAGCGCAACCACTTCTCGGAGGCCATGGAAGCCCTGGCGGCCGAGATGAGCAAACAGCAACGGCACACCTAGCACACGACGAACAAGGGCACGTGACCATATGACGCTCGAATTGTTCACCTCGCTCGGCTACGTGGGCGCGAGCCTTTTCGGCCTGGTGTTCTTCGCCCAGTACGTGCGCACCCCGTGGCACAAACACCCGTGGGGACGGCACGTGATGGCGTTCACCGTCGTGGTCGAGCTGATCCTGCTGCTGTCCCTCGCCCGGCGGTTCCTCGGCGACTACCCGGGCCGTGCGGTCATCCTCGCCGCGATGGCGTGGCTGTTCTGCGTGGTCATGGCACAGCGGGCCTGGGTGCAGTGGCGCGGCTCGCACCCCGCCCGTGGTCAGCATGCCACCCGGCCGCCGGAGCATCCGGCGACACCGGGCATCGAGGCCGCGTACAGCCAGGGATACGGGGACGGATTCCGCGACGGCGACACGCCGGACACGAAGCACACAGGGGGCAGATCATGACCGACATCGATCGCAGCCGCACCAGCCCGTGGAGGTTCAAGTTCCAGCCGGTGGCCTGGCTCACCGTCGTCGGTGTCGTCGGCGGTGCACTACTGGAGGCGGACCGCCAGGAGCACATTCTCCCGGCCGGGGCCGGGCACTGGGTGGCGTTCGCGGTGGTCGCCGCGACGTTCATCGTGACCGCGTTGAAGGCCAGGGGTGCGGCCACGCCGGTCGCCGACCCGCGTACCGAGTCGGGCGTGCCGCTCGTGCCGGTGACGGCTGCGCCGCACCTGCGCCCGAGTCCGGGCGCTGGCGAGCCGGGGCGATAGGATCGTCGGCAGTACCTCGGGGTCGCCCGGCCCCGGCCGGAGCTTTCTTGCGCGGGGGCTCCGGCCGGGGCCGGATTTTTGTTGGCACACTGCGTGCTCTGGTGTAAGCTGACGTTGCAACCCACCACCACCCACCCGGAGGACCGCCATGACCACGAAGACCACCCCGAAGAAGGCCCGGCCGCTCAGCCACAGGATGATCCTCGCCCTTCAGGAGATGCTGTTCGAGGGCGGCATCATCGAGAAGTACCGCACCCATGCGAACACCGCCGCCGCCCTGTGCGACCGCAAGCTTGTCTACCGGGCCGTGTTCAACCGGTGCCCGGTGTACTACCTCACCCCGGCCGGGTTCGACGCGGCTGAGGCATCTCTCGACTCCGCCGTGCTGGCCACACTGCCCACGCGGGGTGAGCAGTTCGAGCAGGCGCACGCCGACGCGCTCGCCGCGAACGCCGAGATGGCGTTCTGCCCGGCCCCGGAGTGCGACTGGAAGCGGTACCCCAATCAGCTCCGCTACGGCACCGGGATCAGCGGTCAGCAGGCGCTGCACATGCACATCGCCGTCTGCCACCTGCCCATGTCCCGGTCGGCTCTCGGCTATCAGGGCGTGGCTGACGGCAACGCGAACCACGATGCCACGCACGCGGCCGTGTTGGCGTGGCTTGCCGGACCCCCTCCCGCCGCCAGGGACACGCGGCTTCTGCCGAACGAGGCGTGGACTGCCGCGCGGTCCGAGTACATCGAGCGCGGCGGCAGCATCATCGGCTGCGTCATGACGGAGGTTCCGCAGGGCGACGACGGCAAGGACGTGCACACCGAACACTGCTGCAAACGGCACGGCTGCAAGTACGGCACGGCGAGCGTCGCATGCCCGGTGATCAGCGGCGCCAAGCCGCAGTCGTACCCGTGCGAGAAGTGCGACGACGACCCGGACCCGGACGTGATCGCCGAGACCGAGCGGCTCGCCGTCCTGGCCAGCGCGAAGGTCGCACACTGCACCCGGGGGGAGGACATCCCGTCCCCGGCCTACCTGGTGGGCGCGATCACCGCTCTCGTCGTACGCCGCCACCGGCCCCGGCAGGGGCTCTCCGAAGGTGAAGTCCGGACCATCTTGGCCCAGGTGGCGGGCATCGTGCTCGCCGCCGACGGACCCCACCACAACGACGGCCACCACGACAAGGAGCACCACGCGTGACAACTTCCCAGTGGCCCGCCCCGGACCCGGTCCGGGGCGCCGCCCTCGACAAGACCGGCGTCGCCGACCTGCTCGGCTGGCACGGCCGGTCGTCGGTCGACGTCGCCACCTACCGCACCCGGCAGGCCACCGCCGCCGTAGCGTTCCCGGCCCCGGACGGGCACGCCGTCCGGACCGGCCCGCACTGGCCGACCCCGACCCCGTCGCGGCACATGGTGCCGTACTGGTGGACGGCCGACATCATCTCGTACCGCAACGAACGCCGGGCCGCCGGGAGCGGCGCCGGACCCACCACCTGAAGGAGAAAATCGGCATGCCCGACGAGGACTACCACAAGGCCGACGCCGCCGCCTGGCGCGAACGATGCGCGAGGGCCGAAGAACGGGCCGACGAGGTCAACGAACAGATCAGTCAAGTGTGCCTGGAGCGCGACAACGCTCTCAAGGCATACGAGTCCGTCGAGCGAGAGCTGAAGATCGCCCGGGACTCCCGGGACGCCTTCATGCTGGCCGACGAGAAGATGCGCCAGCAACGTGATGCGGCCCGCGAGGAAGCCACCGCCTACGGGCGACGCCTCGAAGCGATCGGTAGGCTCGCCGACCGGTGGGAGCACGCAGGACGGCCTCTCGCTACGCATGAGCTACGCCAGGTGCTGGCCACGGGGGAGATGTCCTCCGAGCCGACATGGCCGGAGCCGGGTGATACTCCGCCACGCGCGGACCGGGGAGACGCGCTGCGCAAGATGCAGGCCCGGATCAACGACCTCGCCGAGCAGATCGGCCAGATCAAGGCAAGGCACGCGTTCCCGCAGGTGCACATCGCCGAGGAGCCGCAGCGGCGTCCGGCGTTCACCGTCGAGCAGACCACGGCCATCAACAACGTCCTGCGGGCCGCTGACGAGTGGCTCAACGAACCCGGGGTGCTCGGCAGCTCCGTCAACGAGCATGCTCTTGCCGACGCCGTCGAGGCGTGGCGTGAGGCGGGCGGACGCCCGATGGTGATCCGATGACCCTCGTCGTCGGACTCGACCCGTCGCTGACCGGGACCGGGATCGCCTGGGCGGACGGGCGGTGCATGAAGATCGGCCGGACCGGGCTCACCGTGGTCAGAGACAAGAAGACCGGTGCGCCGATCCCGTTGCGTGAACGGGGCGAAGGCCTCATGCGGCTCGTCCTGGAGATCGGTAACCGGATCCTGCTCGGCCCGGACGCCGGACAGGTCGCCGTCGACTCCGGCCTCGGTCAACTCTCCGGCACGGCGTTGCGATCACAGCCGGACCTGGTCATGATCGAAGAACTGCCACCGTCGGCCGCACACGCCGACTCGGAGCGCGACTACCTGTGGTGGTCCCTCGTCAACCTCCTGGAACGCCAGGGGGTCCGGTGCGTGCCGGTGCCGGTCACCGTGGCGAAGAAGTACGCCACCGGCTCCGGCTCGTGCGCGAAAGAGGCGATGGTGGCTGCCACGGCGCGACGGCTGTCGCACTTCCAGACGCGGGACGACAAGGACATGTCGGATGCGGCATGGATGTGTGCGGTCGGCATGGACCTCGTCGGCGAGCCGCTCGTCACCGCCGACCCGGCGAAGCACTGGACGAAGGACGGCCGCAAGACGATGCAGGCCGTCATGGCGGCGGCCGGATTCACGGGGACCTGATGATGTTCGATGATCCGGACTACCGGCCCGGCGATCCGCTGCCGGACGATGACGGCCCGGGATCGGCCTCGCTCGCCGTGGCCGCCGGGGTGGCGATCGTTCTCGTGCTCTGCTGCGTCCTGGTGTGCTGTACCGGGACCGGCCTGCCGCCCATCTGACCACGGCGCGCGCGGCCCCCGGAGCACATGTTCCGGGGGCCGCTTCGCGGGTATCCTGGGCGGCGGAGGTGCCCCGTGGTCAGCAGTCTGATCCGCCTGGTCCTGCTCGTCGTCGGCCTGCACGTCTCTGATCGTGGAGGCAAGTACGGGTTCGTGTACAAGTCCCGCCAGAACGTGTATCGCGCCCTCCGGCGGCAGGGCATGAGCAAGAGCCATGCCGCCCGGATCTCGAACGCCGGACGTGTCTTCGCGCAGCGGTCCCGGATGGCGAAGAAGGCCGCCAGGACCCGCAAGCGCCGGGGCGGTCACTAAAAGTTACTACTGCACGATGCTGCATCGTGCTGTATAGTGGTGTACATGACCACCACGAAGAACCTCCGCACGGTGTTCAACAGCCTCATCGCCCAGGAGGACCGGGGCCACGAGGGCCGGGCGTTCATCCACCCGAACACGCAGCGCGCACTTGAGCGCCGGGGCCTGGCCGTGAAGCTCGGCCTCGGGCACTGGGGCGTGACGACGCTCGGCCGTCAGGCGGTCGGGCGATGACCAAGACGATGGGCGAAATGACCCCGACCGAGCGTCTCGCCGCCGCGCGACGTGCGGCCAAACGCGTCAGCACAGAACTTCAGGCCCTGGCTCCGGCATTGTCCGAGGTGCTGAGCAAAGACGAGCCGAAGGCGGCCGGGCGATGACCCTCTTGCCGATCGACATCAGTGATCAGCGCTTTCCGTGCAGCGTCTCGACCGACCACGGCCGGTGTCGTGCACGTGCGAAGTTCCGGATCACGCCGACGTGCGGCTGCGATCCGGAGGCGTGGCCGACGGCGCAGGCGTGCACCCCGCATCTCGCCCGCGTGGTTCAAGCCGCCTCGGCACGGTGCACCGGGCACCTGAACGGAGAGATCGTCAGGGTACGACCGCTGGGAGTCAAGCGATGACCACCGCATTCGACCGCCCCCGCGTCAGCAGCGACGACCTGCGTGACGCAGTCGCATGGATGACCATGCTCGAAACCTTCGGCCACACCAGCGCCGGGCGCATGGCCGCCTGGCTGCGCGCCGAGATCGCCGAACGTGAAGAACTCGCCCGGGTCCGCACCATCATGCGCGCCACCGGCGCCACCATGGCCGAGGCCCGCGCCGAACTACGTGCCGCCGAACGAGAGGCAGCGACCCGATGAGCCGCGACGGGAACGGGCACTACGTGCGCCAGGCACACCGGGAACGGCCGTACGCGTCGGTCAGCCTGACCACGGAGGTGCGAGACCAGATCAAGCGGAACGCGGCCACCGTCACCGGCATTTGCGGGAAGACCGTCAGCCAGTCCGACGCCCTGCGGATCGCCCTGCACCTGTTCGACGAGAGCAGCCACACGCGAATTCAGCAGACCGCCCAGTATCTCGGCATCATCGACTGATTTGACGCATCGACGCCGGGTAGCGTAAGCTCTACTTACGCCACCCGAGGAGGACAGCATGAACACCGAACCCACCGCCGCCGAGCAACTCGCCGCCCACGTGCAGCCGCCGGACGGCATCGTGCTCGACCACGACATCCCGCTGGAGTACCCGGATCTGCCGTGGTGGGCGCAGCCCGGCCAGACCGCCGTCATCGACGGCGGCCGAACCTACTCCCGGGTGACCGTCAAGAGGATCACGAAGTCGCGGATCATCATCACCAACCGCTACGGCCAGGACGGCCAGTGCGACCGCGTCCCGGCCCCGAAGAGCCCGATTGGCAGCCTCGTCGGGCAGCGGTTCCGCGTGCGCGGCGGCGACGGCTTCACCTACCTGATCGGCCCCGACGAGCCCAAGGCGATCAAGGGATTCGCCGAGCAGCGGCGCGCCAACGCCATGAGCAAGCTGTGGGCCGTGGTCGAGCAGACCAAGCAGCTCACCCGGGACCGGATCATCAACCCCACCGGCGACGAGAAGCGGCCGATCGACGAGCGCCGGTTGGACGCTCTGGACATGATCGAGGCCGCGATCGCGAATACCCGCAAGGTGTTCGAGGCCGAGTAGCCATCGTCCGCATCCCTGATACAAAACCACGCCCCGGGGGTATCCCCGGGGCGTGACCATTCATGTTTCCTCGATCATGTACCTGATCGGGCTCGTGCTGTGCTTCGTCGCCGCCGCCCTTCCGGCCCACCCGGTCTACGGCCGGTGCTTCGCCGCCGGTGTCGGCTTCCTCGGCCTCGGCCTGTTCTGCGACTCGGCCGGGATCGGCGGCTAGGCGCCCGGCGGCTCGTCCCGCAGCGCCCCCGCCTGTTCGAGCTGGAGCGCGAACATCAGCATGCCCAGCCGGTCCCACACCATCGTGCCCGGCGACGACGCCAGCCACAGACCCCGCTCGTTGTCCTCGACGCCGACGGAGTCGACCAGGATCGTCCACCGCTGCACGAACTCACCGTGCCGCGACAGCACCCCGGCGACCGCCTCACCGACCTCCTGGCGGATACGTTCCACCCGCTCCGGGTCCGCGCCGGTCATCCGGCCGACTCCTTCTCCCAGAGGGCGCCTTCCATCGGCGTACCCTCCGGGTCGTCGTCGTCCTCGACCTCGATCTCCGGCACCACGCCGAGGGGGCCGAACCGGGCCAGCCATTGCCCGATGCTCCCCTTCAGCTCCTCCGAGTAGCTGTCGTCGAGGTGCTCGTCGGCCTCCAGGAGCACGTCCCGGGCCGCGACCACGGCCGCCCGCAGATCACGGATCCGCTGCGTGGCCAAATCGACCAGGCCCGCCTGCTCTTCGCTCACGAGTCCACCACCTCCGTGGTCAGCGTCGTCGGCATCCGCCCCGGCCGGTGATCGACGTGCCCGTCCGGGTCCAGCCACATCGAAATCCCCGGGACCGCGTGCTCCCGGTAGTACCGCAGCTCGTCAGACTCGTTCGCCGAATCCTCGTACCACGGCAGGTGCCGGGCGCGCAGGTCCGCCGCCGCGGTGCGCACCGCCGGATCGATCGCCGAGCCGTCCGGGACCGTGGCCAGCGGCGGGTACATGGCCAAGGTCGTGTCGACCGACGCCTCGAAGTACGGCACCCGCACGATCTCCCCGGCTCCCGGCACCGTGCGGACGATCAGTGCCGTACGCAGCCGGGCCGCCGACTGGTAGTTCGACTCCCAGGTGCGGACCCGCTCGGCGTGCTCGTAGTGGTCCGGGAGGTCCTCGGTGACGAGACCGCATCCGGCCTTCACCACATCCGGCCGGGCGTCGAGCAGGAGATGCAGCGTGCCCAGCCATGCCAGATTGTCCGGTGTAACGACATCACAGTCCGTGACGATGTAGCGCTGCGACGGGTGCACGATGCTCGCCACGGTGCCGTTGGCCCAGATGTCGCGCGGGTGCGCGTCCGGCTTCCAGTGCACGTGGATCCGCTGAGGCGGGTCGTCGTCAACCTGCCCGGCGACGCCGCCGAGCCAGTTCAGCATGGGCTCGTAGGTGGAGCCATGGTCCACGATGTGCACGTCGAGCCCAGCGAGCAGCAGCCCGGACAGGCACCGCTTCGCGTACGTCACCCGATCTCGGGTGATCATGATTGCTTTCACGTGGTGGGTCCTTCCTCGTCGGGGTCCGGCCGGGCGCCGGTCGGACCCATCTGCCCCTGGTACCGCGACCGGAGGCCTTTCGAACCGTAGGGCCGCTGCACGACACCGTCCACCCGGTGCAGGGACAACTGGCAGATCGGCATGCCCTCTCTCAGGTCGATGACCTTGTCGGTGAAGTTCACGATCTCCAGGGTGAGCTGACCACGGAAGCCCGGATCGACCAGGCCCGCGGCCTCGACCTGGATGCCGCGCCGGGCGAGGCTCGACTTCCCGGCGACGACCCCGGCGAGCGTGGTCGGCATCTGAACGACCTCACGGGTGCAGCCGAGCACGAATGCGCCGGGCGAAACGAACCAGGGCGTGACGAACCAGACCCGGGGGCCGCCCTCCTCCTGCCCCCAGGAGACGGCGGGGTCGTCTGCGGTGCCGACGCCGCCGAGGGTGAGATCGACGGAGACCGGCTGGATCTGCCAGTCCTCGACCATGTCGGCGAGTTCGAGGGGCGTCTCCGGCGGCAGCGTGTAGATGTAGAGGCCGCCGTCAGTGAGGGCGGCGCGGATCTCAGTGTCCGAGAGCACGTAGCACCCCCGCCAGGGCCGTGAACGCGCACCCGGCCATGGCGGCCACCCACGCTCGCCGGGCGATCGACGGTACGGTGCCGCCCCACAGCCAAAAGGCTCTCAGTGCGCAGATCACCGCACAGATGATCAGGATCGTGCTCAGCATGGCGTCACCGCGTCGCCGCGCCGCGCCGACCCGGACGTGTTGCCGCCGTGGACAGCGTAGTGCCAGGTCACGTCGCCGGTTCCGGCGAACCGGGCCCCGGCCTCGTTGAGTTCGAGGATGAATTTCCAGTCCTCGCCGGTCCATTCCGGGTGCAGTTCGCCGTCGGGAAGCAGGAACGACGCCTGCCTGGCGAACGCGGCCCGCACCGTGATCGTCATCGTGATGTGGTGCGGTGCGGCCGGATCCCACACCTTGCCCCGGTGGGTCTTCTCCCACTCCTTGGCGATGCCGTTGCCGTCGAACCACGAGTAGGCGACGTCGGCGAGATCGGCATCTGTGGTGGGGTCATCACCACAGAGGAGCCGCCGATGGGTCTCCAGGTGGCGCGGGTACCAGAAGTCGTCGCTGTCCAGGAACGAGACGAACTGCACGTCGGCGGCGTCCCACCCGTGGTCAGCACGATTGCAGATGGGGTCGAGGGCGAGGTCGAGGGCCCGTTGCCGGGTCGGCCCGGCGCCTTCGCTGTGCAGGTCGAGGGCCATGGCCAGGCCGAGGGGTTTCACCGTCTGGGCGTGTACCGACTGGACGGCGCGGTGCAGCAGGCCGGGGCCGTTGACGTCGCCGCGGGCCGGGTGGGTGGGGATGACCACGACGGTGGGGAACACCTGGAGTACCTCCATGATCACCTGCGGGGTATCGACCCGCCGCGTCAGGGGTGGCGGCGGCAGGATCGGAAGCTGGTCGGTCATCCGAAGTACCCGGATCCGCAGGCGACGATGCCGAGGGCGATGATCGCCGCGACGACGACGAGGATGAAGACCGGCTTGGCGCAGCCGGGCTTCGTGTAGCCGGGGTGGTTCATGGACATGGTCATGACCCTTTCCGTGGTGGAGAACTACACACAGTATGTCACATGCCGGGAAGTCGGCCGTGCTCGTACACGCCCCACCAGGTGTCCCACGGCATCCGGGTATTCCACCGCAGCGGGTCACCGGTCCGGTGGTTGCCGGGTTGCCCGTAAAGCCGCAGGAGCACCGGCAGCGACACCTGATCCTGATGGGTGTAGGTAACGATCTCGTGCCACCAGTCGGAGCCGAACGTCTCCATGGCCGCAGTGTGCCGCCACACGTTCGCGCCGGTGGCGAACAGTCCCCAACCCGCAGGGTGGGACATGAACCGGTACGCGGCCACCTGCCGCTCCAGCGCGGGCCGGTCGTAGCGGGCCAGGGTGGCCGAGAACGCGGCTTCGTCGTACAGGCACGTCCGGGACGGGTGCACGATCGTGGTCAGGTCGTCGTCGCCGAGGGCCTCCAGGCAGCGTTCCGCGTACCGGTCGGCCTTGATCAGGATCGATGCGTCCACCCACAGGGTCACCTCGGCGTCGGGGACGGCGAGGTGCGGGTGCAGCTTCCACCATTTGTGGTGCAGCATGGCGGCGGTCGCCGACGGGTCGTTGCGCCGGGCGTACTCGATGAGCACCGGCGGGACGGGGGCCGGAACGATCCGGGGCTCCCATCCGGCGGCGCGCGCCTCGATCGCCATGTCGACGGTGTCGACGAGCATGACGGCCCGGCACCCGAGGTCGCCAGGGACCGGTTTCGGGTGTTCGTACGCACCGTACAGCGCCGAAAGCAGGGCGACGCCGTCGAGGCCGGTCATGATCGCCTCCGCCGCTGTCCATACCGGTCGTAGCGCAATCGGTACGTCGCCGCCTTGAACATGTCGCGGACGAACATCCGGGCCGCCTGCGTTCGGGTAAATCCATCCTGGCGTGCTGAGTGGTATGTGTACCGCCACACCATGACCAGGAGCGGGCGCGTCACAGCCGCTCCCGGCATCCCAAGCTAATCATGGGTCATCTCCACGCCGGGGCGCCAGCAGGGCATCCTCTCGTGGTCCCCTGGATGCCTGAGAAGGAAGCCGTGTGGACAGTACGCGTCAGCCTCGACGCAGGTCGTGCAATCGGGGTCATGACGTTCATGCCCATCACACGAACGCTCCCCCTTCGGGTGACCGGAGAAGGTTTCCGTCACAGCCGCTCCCGGCATCCCCGTCACTTTCCTGCTGGCAATCTTGGCGATCTCGCCTGGGTTGAAGCGGTCCTCCGGCCCCTGGCACCAGCATTCGCCGTAGGCGTGCGAACTCGGTGAATGGATACGCAACAGGCGGCCAAGCCATCCTGCTCGCCAAGACCGATTCATTCGTCACCCTCGTAGCGGAAGTCGTGCGGCTCGTACGTCCAGGCCTTGGCCGGGTCGGTACCGGGCCGGTACGCGTCGATCGTGTCGGCGAGACGGGCCCACGAGAACTCGGGGTGCCAGCGCCTGCCGTTCTCGCCCATCAGGCCCCAACCGGTGCCGGTGGCCACGATGTGGGTCGGCTCCTCACCGGCCCGCATCGGCAGGTGCTCGACCCCGGCCGTCGACCCGGTGTGCTTGATGACGAACTCGGCCACGTCGAGCACCGTCACCGGGTAGCCGGTGCCCGCGTCGATCGCGATCTCGCCACGGAAACCCTTCGGTCCCCACTCGTGCAGGATCTTCGCCGCCTCGGCCAGGCACCGGCCGATGTCGTCGGCGTGGACAAGGTCCACGGTCTGCATGCCGTCGCCCCACACCGGGATCGGGCGGCCCGCCCACGCCTCGGTGGCGAACGTCGGGATGATCTTCTGAGGGTGGCCCGGCCCGTGCTTCTGGCCCGGCCCGTACGCGTTGTACGCCACGACGTGCGCGACCCGCAGGCCCTTGTGCCGGGACCAGGCGGTGGCGAAACGGTCGGCGCACATCTTGGTCGCCGTGTACACCGAGCTGAACACCGGCGGCATGCTGATGGCGACGTACGCGGCGCCGACCTCGGCGCACCGCTCGATGACGTTCAGCGAGCCGTGGACGTTGACGTTGATCGCCTGGTGTGGAGTGTCGAACAGCTCGGCCGTTCCAAGCATCCCGGCGAGATGAATGACGGCGTCGACATCTTCGGTGACGGCGGCGTTGACCATAATGCGATCAGTGACGTCGACCATCTGCACCTTGTTGTCCGGCGCAAGAGAGCGCGCCCGGTCGGTGGCGATCACCTCGGCGCCGGGGATGAGCTTGTGTACCTGCTCGACGGTGGCCCGGCCCAAGAAGCCGCCCGCCCCTGTTACCACGATCTTCATCTAGGCCTGCGCTTTCGTCTCGTGCTCGAACTGGGTGGCGATGCGCTGCAACGCCTCATCCGGCTGGAGGGCGCCGCTACGGTCACATGCCCACGACGGTACCGGGTCGCCGGTTGCGGCTTGCCACGTCTCGGCGAGCCGGTCGTAGTGCACGTCGAGGGTGGTGCTCGACGGGTCGAGGTTCTGCACGACGAGCAGGCCGGTCGGGTCGACGTCCACGAGGGTGAACACGAGGTTCGGCTGATACGGCAGTGCGTGACGCAGCCGCCACACGTCGCCCGCCCAGTCGCCCGGGAGCGGCACCCGCCCGGCGATCGCCGGGTCGTATGGCAGGACGTCGTCGAGCGCGATGACGCCGCCGGGCGCCATGATCCGCTGCACGTTGATGAAGTCCCGGAGGGCATCCTCGGCGAGGTGACTGCCGTCGATGAACGCGAAGTCGACCTGATTGTGGTGCGGGTGGCCGGGCTTGAAGCGTTCGAAATAGGCGTCCGAGGTCATGGTGTAGACGGCGTTGGCGAGGGCCGGGCCGACCATCGGGTTGGGGTCGATGCCGATGATCTCGCAGTCGATCTCGGCGAGTTGGAGCGACTTGCCGAACTGGACGCCGATCTCCAGGTACCGCTTTGGCCGGAGGGTCTTGTGCAGCTCCCGCAGAAATTCGTGACGGCCGCCGTAGTTGATCACTGGTCGACCCATTCCGGCCCCTTGCCCTCCTTGAAGTGCAGGGACAGATGCAGGTGCCGCTGGCCCAGATCACGCCTGATCAGGCGTCCATCGCCATCGGTGGTGTCGACGACGTCGGCCGGGGTCGACAGCTCCATCGTGTCGACGTCGTCCGAGTCGTACGTGAGCGCCTTACCCTCGTGTGAGAACACGGTGAAGATGGTCACCAGGGCTGCCTTCCTGTAATTTCGATGAACGTGGCGCGGTCGCGCCCCGCCTGTTCGGCCAGCACGCCGACCGTGGAGGAGTCGGCGCCGGTGTTCGGCACCGGGTACCCGCCGACGTGCACGAGCCCGCCCGCCTCCCGCGCGCGGAGAGAGAGGAGATCGTCAGAGAACCACCAGCGCAGCCGCTCGTCGAAGCGGGCGCCGTCCCACTCGCCGCGCAGCATCATCGCCCATCCGGCGAGCCGGGTTCCGATCGACGGAGGTCCGGCCCGGTGCACGCACACGTAGTCCGGGGTGAGCGCCTCGAACGGGTACGACGAACCCGCCACGCACCCCTCCTGGCGCATCGCCCCGGCGACCGCGTCGAACCAGCCGGGCGGCGGGATGGCGTCGTCGTTGAGGACGGCGACGTCCCACTGATACCGCTCGCGGGTGGATCGCTCGCCGAGAAGAAGCAGCTCGGCGCGCTCCAGGCCCACATTCCAGAGCCGGGACAGGTTCGGCGGCTGCTCATCGTCGTGGACGAGGCACAGCCTGACGTCCGGCATGTTGCCACTGGTGCCGAGAAGGTCGGACCGGTATATCGGCGGATCGCTGGCGTTGTCGATGACCACGATCACATCGACCTGCGGGGCGATCGCCTCGACGGCACGCCGGAGTTCGGCCGGGCGGTCATGGGTAGCGATCACCACTGCGCGCGGAATCGTCCAGGTCCTCATGCCGTCCGCTCCCCCGTGGTCAGCTTCGCCGCCAGACCGGCGTGCGGGTCGTCGACCAGTTCCCCGTCCCGCCGGAACCACTCCCGGGTCTCGTGATGCTCGAATCCGTCGATCTCGTACAACAGCCAGCGCTCGAACTGGAACGCCTCGCCGATCGCGTCATACGGCACCGTCCGGGTGCCGCCGACCGGAATCATCGGATGCTCGCGCTCCCGCTCGAACCGGACATCTTCATTGCCGGAGATGATGCCGGTCACCAGCACCACGGGCCGGACCATGCGGCCGGTCGGCACCGTCCGGCGCGAATCCGGCACCCGCATCTCGAACCTGACCATGAATGGCGGCGCCTCCCAGTGGTCCGCGTCGAACCGTCCGACCAGGGGCGGCCTGATCAGCTCCATGGTGAAGCCCGGCTTGTACGTGTACCGCTTCAGCTCGGCGTCGAGCCAGCGGAACGCTTCGACGATATTCATCGGCCTCTGCCTCCTCGTCTGTCCAATGTGGTGGGTCCTGTACTACAGGCTGTACTACAGCAGGGAGCCGTACGCCTGCTCCCAGAGTGTCACACGCTCTTCGATCGTCCACGCCCTGGCGGCCTCCCGGGCCGCGTCCCCGATCCGAACCCGCAACTGCGGATCGTCGACCAGGGCCTGCACGTACTCCCGCCACTGCTTCGGGTTGCGGGCCAGGAACCCGGTCACCCCGTGCTCGACGACGTCCCGGTACGCCGGGACGTCGGAGCACACCATCGGCACACCCAGGGCGGCGGCCTCGACGAAGCGAAGGGCGCTCTTGGACTCGTTGAACAGGGTGCCGTTCAAGGGGGCCAGGCCGATGTCGAAACGAGCCACCCGCCGGTAGTGCTCGGTCAGGTCGTTCGTCCACGGCAGCAGCTCGAACTGGCCGATCGTCATCCCCGCCGGATGGAACGTGCCGAGGAACCGCATGAACGTCCACGGCTGCGAGGTGATGATGTCCACAATGGACGATCCCATCACCTTCCAATCCTCGACGTGCGTGGCGGAGCCCTGCCAGCCGATGACGACCCGGCCGCCCGCCTCCTCCACGGGCTTGCCGCGGCGCTTCGGCAGCGGCATGTCGAGCACGGCGCGGCGGACCGAGTTCGGGAGCACGGCCACGTTCGGGTTGTACCGGCGCATCACCTTCGCCAGGGGTTCGGTGGAGACGGTGACGAGGTCGGCGACACGGATGTTCGCCTCCAGGTTCCGGCGGACCTGCGGATCCTTGAACACGTCGGCGAGGCGGTTCTGCCGCGGGTCGATGGAGAACAGGTCGTCGTCGAGTTCGAGCACGAGCGGGCGTTCCCCGGACTCGGCCGCCGCCTGCCACATGGCGGTGGGCGGGTTCATGCACACCCGCTGCCCGATCCACACGTCGGCCTCGTCGCGGGCCCATGCGCCGACCCGGGTGTCCACCCTGACGTCGTGGCCGCGCGCGGCAAGGGCCTCGGCGACCATGTCGATTCGGTATGCCCAGCAGCCGTCGGTGGTTGACGCGGGCCAGTAGAAGATCTTCATCGACGCCCTTCACTCTGTCCTATGTGGACGAACACCCGGACCTCCGCAGCGGTCCGGGTGTTCGCGGCTCTGCCCCGTGGTCAGCGGGTCGTGCTCGGCGGGTCAGGCTTCCACGGCTGCGCGATCGCCGCCAGGACGCCGGTGACGGCCAGGGTCGCCGTGACGATCATGACCCGGATCGGCAGGTCGGTGGTGAACACGTTGTGCGTCTCCATCGCGCAGAGCCCGGTGAACGTGATCCACGGGATGAGCAGCACGCCCCACTTGGAGGTCATCGGTCACCAGTCCTCGGCCGGGCTTGCCGGACTCTGCCCGGCGGGGTCGACCTTCGCCGTCGTGGTCGTCGTCGCCTGCGCGGCCTGAGCCGGACGCTCGGCGGTCGCCGTCTCGAACGGATCCTCCCGGCGGACCTTCTCGCGGGTGCCACCGCCCGGCTTCGGGCCGATCTTCGCCGGGCGGAACGTCAGCTCGGCGCCGACGTACTCGGCGTCGATCTCCGCCGAGTAGCGGTCGAAGTCCTCGCCGTCCTTGCGCCACGCCCGGATGGTGAGCCTGCCGTACACGATGACGCGGTCGCCCTTGCCGAACGTCTCGACGGCGTTCTCGGCGAGCTGGCGCCAGCAGGTCACCCGGTACCAGGAGGGCTCCATGTCGGCCCACTCGCCGCTGTCCAGCCGCTTGCGCGGGGTGGAGGCCATCCGGAGCTTGGCGACGGCGGCCCCGTTCGGGGTGAACCGCATCTCCGGGTCGTCGGAGAGGTTGCCGACCACGGTCACGTACACGTCTCCAGCCATGTGGTGGAGATCCTTTCTCTCGGGTCGCCCGTCAGATCGGGCCTGGGTGGTTCGGTGCTGCTGCGATCTTCCGGCCCGGACGGGCCGCTTGTCAACCGGCGTGCCGGTCCGGCTCAGGTGCTGGTGTCGGTGTTGCCGAACTCGAATTCGATCTCTTCCTGGCCGGGCACGTCACCACGCGCGGCCTGCGCCTGGCGCGCCTGATCCTCCCGGAACAGGTGGGTACGCTGCTTGTTCATCTGACCCATGTACTCGATCAGGGTGTCCTCGTCGTCCTGCTCGTAGGCGGGCTCGACGGCGACCACGCGCAGCTCCGTGGTCAGCTTCGTCTCGTCGTCCACGTTGCCCCGGGTCTTGATGTCCTGGACGGGTTCGACGGCGACGATCAGGTACCGGGTCTTGTCCTTGCGGACGGCGGCCTCGAACGCGGGTTCCTGGAGGCCGGAGTCGAGGTACCGCAGTTTGTTGAGGCCGGTCAGCGACAGCTTGACGGTCATGGGTCAGTCGTTCCCTTCGATGCGGGCACCGGGATCGGTCTCGGTGACCTGGATCTTGACGATGCGGCGGTGCCCGAGTCCACCGATCCACACCTGATCGAGGGTGAGCGCATGCCGGAGTGCATCGCGCAACTCCTGTGGGGTCATGCCCACCTTCGGGTCGGTGGCGGTGTAGATGACGTTCCGATTCACGCTCAGCCCTTGAACAGCCGGGCGAGGGCCGCGAGTGCCAGCAGCACGCCGCCGCCGTAGATGAGCCATGCAATATTGATCATGATGAACACTCCTCGTCGTCGGGGAAAGTGATCCTCCACCCGTGGTCAGCTTCCGGATCTCGTTCGACACGGATCAGGCGCCCTTCGCCCACTCCCTGTGTTCGGGCCCACGCCCGGAACTGCGGATCGCAGAGCGCGCGCGCGAACTCGAAAGCGTCGTGCCGATCCTGCGGGTCGGCCGGTTCGATGACCGTGGCCATCAGCCGGTCGGGTGGGTCAGGTCGAGGCACAACGGCCAGCACGGGTCGCAGTACGCCTCCGGGTCCTTCTCCCGGCGCAGCCACCGTTGCAGGCTTGCTGCCTGGTCGGCGCGCCACTGCACTTGCGCCGTGTACAGGTACATGAGGCCCTTCGAGCCGACGCTGTCCACGTGCCTGCGCGCCAGCGCCCGCAGCGTCGCCCCGGTGGCCATGGCGTCGGCGACCGCGTCATGAGCGTCCTCGGTGCGCAACTCGATGCCGTAGTGCGAGGCCAGCCCCGGGCCCTTCTCGGGGGTGTCGGCGAGCTTGCGGGAGCCGCGCCGCCGCGGTTCGGCCATCTTGTCCAGCACGAGCAGGTCCAGGACCGGCATGATGATCCCGCCGGTGCGTTCCAGCAGCGTCGGAATCCCGTGCCGGACCGCCTCCCAGTGGGCGATGCCGAAGTCGTAGGCGAGGTTCATGCCGACGATCGGGATCTTCGCCTGGACGGCGTCGGCGAGCGAGGCGAGCATCCGATCGAGGGACTCGGCCGGGTCGGCGCCGATCTCGGCAAGGCGCTCCTGCGTGTAGCCGTGAACCTCGGTCGCCGCGGCCGGGATCGGCACGCCCGGGTCGACGACCTCGGCGAGGATCGACGGTTCGGCGCGCGGGTGCGACGTGACCACGGTCCACTGCACGATGCGATCCCGGCGGGTGTCGACGCCGGAGGACTCGACGTCGAACTCGACGAACATGTCCTCCACCCACGGCTGCACGCCCCCCGGCCCGCTCACCCGGCGCACCCCGGCTCACCGGTCTGGCAGTTGTCCGGGTCGGCGTCCGGGTCGTCGCCGCACGGTGGCCGGGACCGGCAGGCCCACCGGGCGCGTAGCCACGCCTCGTCGAGCGGCTGCCACGTCTCGGTGAGATGCTCCGGCGCCCAGCCGATCACGTCCGGCAGGACGCCGACGTCGAGCAGGTCCCGGACAATGCCGCACGGTGCGCAGCAGTCGGCGCAGCAGCCCCGATCGTCGGAGTCGTCGTTCTGGGCGGCGTACCACAGCATGTTGAGCTGGTGGACGACGAGGATCGCGAACGGCTCCCGAAGTACGTGACTCTTGGTCATGCTGGTGACCGCTTCGGCGTACGCGGCCCCGATCGAATCGGCCATCAGACGAGCACCGATCCGTCCGCGAGCCCGTCCGCCAGCGTGTGCAGCGCGGTGGCGTGCTGCGGGCCGAGATCCGGCACCTTCGCCACCCCACACGCCTCCGTGATCAACCTGTAGGTCTGCGTCGTCGTCTGGCCCCGTTTGCCGCCCTCCAGCCACACCCGGTTCAATTCGAACTCCAGGTCGTACCCGGCGATCCGGGTCTGACCGTCCGGACCGGCCACATCATCGGTGCCGCCCCGGTCCCCGGGCACCTCTTCGGCGTCGAGCACCGGCGGCCAGTCGGCCGGGGGCTCCTCCGGCGCCCCGCCACCGGGGCCGAACGGGTCGGTGTCCGGGTCGGCGATCTTCGTGAACGTCATCCCGCCGACGGTGACCTCGTCGCCGATCCGGTACTCGTCCCGGCCGTCGAGGACCGCCTCACGCTTCGCCTCCGGGTCGAGCCATGACTTGTCGTGGTGACGCTTCATGCGCTCCTGGTCCCGCATGATGTTCAGCGACTCCTCGACGTGCCGCTGACCCATCGCCCTAGACTCCGCCGTCCGGGCGGCCTGCGCCTCGATCCGGTCGCGTTCGACGATGGCGTCGTACCGGGACCGCCACGCCTGCCGGACCCGTTCGTCCTTCACGCCCCGGGCCTGCAACTTCGCCTTCAGTTCGTCCATCTCGGCGACCGTGGACTTCTGCTCGATCGCGGCGAGGATGGTGCGGACCCGCTGTTCCTGCTCGGCAACGGCCTGAGCGTCGAGCGTGACGGACGGCAGTTCGGCGGGCGGCGGTGACTGCTCGATCGCGGGCCGCCCCTCCGTGGCCAGCTCGGGCGTCCCGGCCGCCTCGATTGCGGGCCGAGTCACCGGTGCTTCGACCTCCCGGGCGCCGGGGACCGTGCCGAGTGCCCGGTCGATGGCCTCGCCGAGCACCGCGCCACCGGCGAGCACCTGGGCGGCGGACACCGCCGACACGTCGAACCAGGTGACGTAGAAGTTGCGGGTCTCGAACTTGTGGTTCTCCAGCGACCAGGTCCGGCGGGTCTCCGGCCGCAGCCGCATGATCGCGGGCACCGGGCCGACCTCGGGGTTGCGCACGGCGGAGAGCAGGAGCGGGTTCATCAGTTCGGCGACGGTGTTCTCACCGTGCGACTCGTACATCCACACCCCGAAGCCGGGGATCTCCGACAGGCTCAGGAACGCCCGGATGGTGATCTTGCACAGGTCGCGCTGTCTCGGCCTGGTGTCCTCCGGGCCGTTGCACACGCACGGCCCGCCTTCGCCAGCCGAATTCCACTCGCCGTCGCACCGGCGGATGCAGGTGCGCCCGGCACCCCAAGCCTCGTAATTCGGGTCCAGGGGCTGGGTCGGCACGAGCACCGGCAGGGCGTTCGTGTCGGTGATCACCTGCCACTGCGGGTCGCTCTTGCCCGTCGAGCCCTGCGGGCGCCACTGCTCGACGTCACCGCCGTACATCTCGGCGATGGTGCGGATGACGGCCTCGTCGCGGGCGGTGAGCCGGAACGTGCCCAGCTTCTCGGGACGGCCCCGGCCCTCCGGGTTGAAGATTCCGGCCCGGATCTTGCCGACGACCGTCTGCCGGGCCTGCAACTCACGGTATCCGCCGTGGCTGTCGATCATGCGCTTGATCGGCATGAGTGGGTGGTCCTTTCCGTGGTGGAACCCAAGAATATCACGCAGCGTGTCACTAGAACGGGATGTCGTCGTCGGTGAGGGTGGCGCCCGGCACCCGCGAACGGGCGATCGACTCCAGGGTCGCCGAGGTGGCGCGGGCCCTGGACGGCGGGGCCTGAAGTGCCTCCGGCATCACCACAGTCGATCGCACCTGCGGTCCGGATGCGAGCGCCGGACCATCGGCCAGCATGCACACCGTGGCCTTCTTGCAGTTGACCGATCGACGTTTCGGATCCACCCGGCCGCACCCGGCGCACGTGGCGCCAACAGAACCGGCCTTCCCGTTGACGCCGTCCGGCGTCGCGCCAACAGTCGTTGCCACCGGCCGACGGCACGGCGCCTCCGGATCGCGGGCGCACGCCGCACACCCGCCGTCGCCGTCGGTGTCGTTGACACACCGGGTCGCCGCCGGAGGCCGCTCGCCCATCCAGAAGTCGCCGGAGGTCCCACCAGGGACCGGAAACGTCTTCACCGCGATCGACGCCGGGCCCCGCTCCACCGTCCATTGGTACGCGGCAAGCAGGTGCAGGAACGTGGCCAGCTCCTCCGGCCCGGACAACACCGGCTCGAACGTGTAGCCGTCCGGGCGCGGCTGGAACACCACCGCCCCTTCCGTCGGGATCATCCGCCGCAACAGCCGGTCCACCTTCGAAGGCATGCACAGATCGGCGTGCCGGTACGCGGTCAACTGCAACGGGTGGTCGTCGTAGATCTGCTTCTTCTCGCCCTCCCGGGATTTGCAGTCGAGCACCACGGCCACCGAATCGCCGGTGTACACCGGGCGGCCGAGCAGCCGGGCGACCATCCTCGCCGACTTCATGTTCCTGACCACGAGACGCAGGATCGCATCCAAGGTGCCCGCATACCGGTGCCGTGTGCTATACACCGTCATCTCGGAGGCGAGGAAATCTTCCGGCACGATCGCGTAGTCGTCGATCCACTCCCACAGCCGCTCCAGGTACGGCGGCAACGCCTCGATCAGGCGGCCCGGATACTGCTCCAGCAGCCGCTGATCGAGGTTCGCCACCTCGGCCGCGTTCAGGCGGCGCCCGGTGGTGATGTACTGCTCCAGCGCGTTGTGCACCGCCGAGCCCTCGATCGCCCGGCGGCTCGACTCGCCGATGTGCACGTTCGCGATCATCGCCTGCACGCACGCCGGGCACCGGCCGCACGGCGTCGTCGTCTTCGACCCGGTGTTCCCGCACTCCTCGACCCGCTGCGAGGCGAGCATGACCGGGATCGAGTCCATGGCGCGGGCGGCCGACACCTTGCCCGCCCACCACTTCAAGCCGTCCTTGTTCTTGACCGACAGCGCCGTGGTCACCGACCAGAACTGCTCCTCCTCACCGGTGTCCACGTTCGGGAACGGGTAGAACCGGCTGCCGTCCTCCCGGGTGACCCGCTCCGGTGCCGTCGACCCCTCCGACGGGTGCCGCCCGGACGTCTCCGGCTCACCCATTGCGGGTGACCTTCAGCGCGAGCCCGATGGTGACCACTGCGGCGGTGGCGGTCACCGCCAGATGCGTGAACGACGGGGAGAAGAAGGTGTAGACGCCGTAGCCGACGGTGGCCAGGACGCTGAGGATCAGCAGCAGCACGCCGAGATCGCGGGTCACGCGTCACCGTCCGGCCCCGGCGGCGGCTGGAACGTGGGCAGTGGCACGCCGTGTTCGTCGGCGCGCGGGGCAACGGCGGTGACCGCGGTGGCGGCCGGGTCCCGCTCGGCGGCGGGTACGTCGCCGCGCAGCCACCGGCGGATGGTCTCGTGGGTGACGGACACGTCGCCGACACCGTTGAGGGTCCGCATCCTCTGGGTGACCTCGTTGGCGATGTAGGTCAGCGACTTGTTCGCCAGACGCATTCTGGTCACGTAGTCGACGGGGTCCTCGCCGAGGGCGAGCCGGGCGAGAACGAACTTGTTGCCCTGCTGACCACGGGTGTGGTCGGCGGGGTTCGGGGGCGTGTTACTCATGCGTCAAGGGGATCATCTTCGCCAAGCGCTTGTCAAGCTGCGTGGCATGTGCTTCGCTGGGAACATGCCGAGAACCATCACCTGTGCCTGCTGCGGGAGGGAGGGGCCGCACCACGCGCGCAACCTCGTGCGGGCGTGCTGGCGCCGTCATCAGAAGCACGGCACCCTGGCCCGGTTCCCGCTGACGCAGAAGGAGAAGAAGCCACGGCCGCCCCGGTGGCGCAACGCCCGGCGGGCCGACGACGTCCTTGACGCCTACGTCGAGCGCGTCCGGGGCGCCTCGCCGGGGGTGTCGCTCGCCATCGTCGCCGCCGACATCGGGATGCAGCGCAAGACGCTGCACAAGGCCCTCCAGCGGGCCCGGCATCGTGGCGACCCGCGCGCCGACGTCCGGCTTCCCAGAGCGAGCATGAACGAATACCGTCGCCTCCGTGAGATGTTCACCGCCTAGAGCAGGGGAAACGTCATGAACTGGACCACCGTCATGGTCACCGCCGGGGTGCTCGGCGTCTGCTTCGGGCTCGTCGCCCTCGCCGGGTACGTCGAGCACCGCCGGGCCGAGCCCACGAGGCCGCGCCGGGGCCGACATGCGAGTCCCCGCCCGATTCGCACGACCGACTGGTTCGACCAGGCCCGGGAGCGGGAGATCGACCAGATCGTGATCGACCCGCTCACTGAGGCCGAGCTGCTGGCGGCCCGCGCCGATCACGGGGCGGAGTCCCTGGCGGTGAACACCGGCATGTGGCGCGAGACCCAGGACGACCAGGCTGCGGCGATCTGGCGGGCCGGGTTCGACTGGTACACCGACAAGATCGGCAAGGACGCCGACGCGCTCGTGGCCAGCACGGAGGCCATCGGCGCCGGGGCGCTCGACGACTTCGACGTGGAGATGGCCGCGTATGACGAGAAGATCAAAATGATCATCGAGCGGTTCGTCCACGGGGAGCCGGAACCGGCTCTCGCGGTGGTCAGCACGGCCGTGGAGGCCTCCGGAACGGTCTTCACGTGGTCGACGGGCAGCTACCCGGTGGTGTTGTCCGTCCCGCCTGCTCCGGTCAGGGAGCTGTACGCGGACCGGATCGCCGCCGATCCGGCGCCGCGCGAGGCTCCGGCGGAACGGTTCTACGCGGCGGCCGGGTTCGTCGGCTAGGTAGGTAATCGTTCCGAACAAACTCCCAGAAAGGATCATGAACCGTGTCCACCACCACGGAATCCGGTACCGATTTCAACGCCGCGCTCGACGCGCGGCGGGAGGCGACGCGCGCCGCCCTGAACGCGGCGAAGCGGGCCGACGCCCTCGAACAGATGAACGTGCCCAACACTCGGCCGCGCAAGGCCGACATGCTGTGGCTGCTGTATCAGGACGAGTTCTGGCAGCCGGAGTACGGGCCGATGGTCCGGGTTGCCGACATGACCGACACGCACCGCTGGCACACGTCCCGGTGGCTGCTCAGGCGGGCGAACCCGCTCGCCCACTTGTTCACGTGGTCGATGGTGATGGGGCCGCAGCCGTCCGGTGACGCGGCCTGCGACGCGTTCGAGCACGAGATCCTCGCCGTCGAGCGGGAGCCGGAGGCGTGGATCCGCCGGACCCGTCTGTTCGAGGCGCTCGTCGCCGATCTGCCGTCGCCGGTGAAGGGGAAGAAGAAGCGGCACAAGCTGGAGCGCCGCCGGTTCAGGGATCTTCTGGAGCGGGCAAAGCACTGGTCGACGTGCCCGCGCAACCGCGACCTCGGCGCCGAGGTGTGCACGTGCGAGCGTGACCGGTGACGCAGCCGAAACGGATCCGGAGCTGGACCGGAAGCAAGCGACTCCCCTGGGCGCAGGGGGTCGCCAGCCGCAACGTGGCCCACATGGGCTACGTGTTCCCGCAGCCGGACAGCCGGGCCTACGGCCACCATCAGCTCACCGGCACCCACCGGCGCAAGCCGGGCGCGTGGACGTGCGGCATCTGCGGCCGGTGGGTCGTGCGCGGCATGGGCCGCTGGTGGGAGCAGGAGTGGAGGCGGACGGCATGATCTTCGGCAACGGCTACGCCGTCCTCATGCTGCTGATCATCGGGTTCATGGCCGGATTCGTCGTGGCCGCCGCCGTGTTCCTCGGCCACGGCCGGACCCGGACCACCGGCGACGCCCGCACCGGCCTCGTCATGGACCGGCGGGCCGCCCGGGGCCGCCGATGTACCGAAGTCGCCGCCCGCTGGTGCCCGCTGCACGGCGAATGCACATGCCGGACCGACGGCCCGGACGACACCGCCGACAACGAGTACGACATGGACAACCGGTCGTGCCCGCTGCACGGCCACCACAGTTTGCACGGCGCCTGAGCGCGCCCCGACCGGAAAGGGACCACACCCACCACATGAGAAAGTTTCTCGCCGCATGCGGCGCCGGGGCCGCGTTCCTCGGCTTCCTCGGCACCGCCACCGTCTACCTCAGCGGCGGCACGATGCAGGAGGCGTTGCCGTCCATCGGGGCGATGGCGATCGGCGCCATCATCGTCTTCGCCGTCGGTGCCAGCCTCCGCGGCGGTGGCCGATGAAGATCGTCAAAGCGCTGTTCTTCTTCATCCTCGCCCTCGCCGCCACCGCGTACGCGTTCTGGCTGCGCGACCTCGGCGAGCAGGGGTGGCCGATCCCGATCGGGTTCGCGGCCGTCTTCCTGCTCGTCGGCCTCAAGGCCGGATTCATGTCCGACCACGAGTAGGCTCGTGCCCGCAACGCGCGGGAATGGACGAAGCCCCCGGCCCCGACACCCATGGGACCGGGGGCTCTTCCATGCCGGGCTGCATTTTTTGTGTCAAGTTGCTTGACAAGCTGCGTGCGTAAGCACTACTGTCGTTCATGTCAGCAAGGCTCCCCACCACGGAGGTCGACATGAGCAACGCCACCCTCGCCGCGATCAGCTCCTACCGCAACCGCGACCACACCCCCGTCACCCCCGGCATGTTCACCCCGCAGGCCCGCGCCACCCGCGCCGCCGCCCGGTCCGCCACCACGACCGTCGAGCGCCCGGCCCCCGTACGCACCGTGCCGGTCACCACCCCGGCCGCCACCTCGACCGCTACCCAGCTCGTCGTGTTCGCTGCCCGGATGCGCGCCGGAGAGTTCAGTATCGCCGTCGCCGACGGACTCGCCGCCCTGCTCGACATCCCGCAGAACACCAAGAAGACCGGCGAGTCCGTGATGCTGTACGCGCTGCGCCGCGCCACCCCGTCCGGCTCCGGCAACGACATCACCTACTTCGAGGTGAAGACGTTCAACAGCCGCAACGGCAAGGCCCGGCGCATTCAGCAGCTCATCGGGGCCCCCGGCGCGTGGCGGCGGGAGCGGCTCACCCTGCGGCTCCAGGCCCTCGCCCTGTTCCACATCCTGGAGGACCAGGCCGGTGCGCAACGACTGTTCGCCGACACCACCCAGACGTGCTGCCGGTGCGGTTCCCCGCTGACCAACAAGGCCTCCCGCGACCGGGGCTACGGCCCCGACTGCGCCTCGAAGATCTGACGACCGGGACCCGGGGGCGGGGTGCAACCCGCCCCCGGTGCGCCCATCGGTGTCTGAACCCAGTACGCAAACCCCGGCCCACGATATCTCCCCAGGAGGAGTCATGTCCCGCCCGCTGTCCGTCCCCGCTACCCCTCCCGTGGTCAGCTTCGACCTCCCGGCCCACCCGACGGCGCACCCGACCCGCGAGGGCGCCCAGTTCGAACTGCACCGGCTGATGACCCGCCACGGCCGCAGCAAGGCCAACCGCGCCGGGTCCCGCGACACCGGCTACACCCGTGCCGGGGTCCGCTTCTGCTCCCTGTGCGGCGGCTGGCACGCGGGCGGCGCCCGGCGCAACCCCCGTGCCCGCAGCCGATTCGGCACCATCTGATAGGCTGCACACAGCTTGACACACCCACCACCTGGAACGCACAGAGCATCGAGGAGGACCACGATGAAGCGCGGCGAGATCACCCCCGGCATGGACGTCTACGTCTGCGAGAACTGGTACTGGGAACGGAGGCGGGAGACCCCGGATAACTGCCGGTGGACCGTGGTCACGGAGGAGGTCATCGACCCCTTCACCAAAGAACCGACCGGGAAGGTCACCCCGTTCTTCCGCTTCGGAAACTCCCACCGGTCCGCGTGGGTCGCCGAGTGGGTCGCCGACCCGAAGGGCCCCAGGGTCAAGATCCGTCAGCCTGTGAAGCACTCTGCTCATCCGCGCATCGAATACGTGCCCCTGGCCCGGCTGCGCGGCGAGTACGACACCGTCCGGGCCGAGCGTGCCGAGATGATCGAGAAGCGCAAGGCCGAGCAGCAGCAGGAAGAGAACCGGCGCAACGCCGCCCAGGATGCCCGGGACGCCGTCGTCACCGACGCCGTCACCCTCGGGTTCGAGGTGGGCCGCAACGGCTTCACCGCCGTGCACGTGCCCACGGCCACGCTGCGCGCCATGCTCGACGAGATCGCGCGGCTGCGCGCCGCCGTCGAGCTGTACCGGGCCGACCGGATGAACGAGGCCTGATCGGTGAACACCAGCACCAAGGCGAAGGGCGTCGTCGGCCTGCTCGTGGCCGGAGGCGCCCTGCTCGCCGCCAACCAGGCGGTCCTGTCCGTCACCGGCGGGAACACCGGCGCCAAGATCCTGCAATTCCCGCTCGGCGGACGTGATGGCCGTGCCGCCGGTGCCACCGGCGCGCCCGGCCCGGGACCGGGCAAACCCGGCGACGAACGGGAACGCCCGTACACCATCGAAGTCCGGTGGTCGCCGAACAGCGTCGCCGGATACTGGACCAGCCGGGTCAACGGCTACTCGAACGTGATGCCGCTGGGCCTCAACGCCGACAAGGTCGGCCACGGCCGCCCCGCGTCGCCGCAGAAGACCGGTGGCACCGTGCGGGTCGGCGACTACATCGAGTCGACCATGAATTGGGTCGACTACCAGGGCCGCGACACCGGCCCGTGGGTGTCGTACCGCTATTGCAGGATCACCGTCGGTTCGACCGTGGTCGACGAAGGTGACGACATCTGCGCCTGGCGGGTCTCCTGATCCGGGCACCCGCACCCCCTGAAAAATTCCCCCCGTTCCCGACCGGAAGGAGCACCCGGCACATGCCGATGAAACAGAAACTCACCGCCGGAGTCATCGTGATCGTCGTCGGCGCCGGAGGCGTCGTCTACCTCAACCAGGACGACTCCAGCCTCGCCATCTTCGGCGGATCCGGCGGCGCCGCGAAACACTGCGCGGACGGATCGGTGCCCAAGCCCGGATCCGTCACCGCCGACTGGCACCCCGCCGACCTGTCCCACGTCGAGGGTGTCCTGTACTGGCAGATCGGCAGGAAGAGCGGATCAACGGCGGTCGGGTCCCCGCACGGCAAACCGCCGCCGCAGAGCGTCCACGGCACCGTGTGCCCCGGCAACATCGTCACCGGCACCCTGCACCTCAACGGGCTGGAGGAATACGGCAAGGTGACCGTCCAGGTCACCTGCCAGATCGGAGCGTTCAAGGCCGACGTCCACGCCGACCGGTGCTCGTCCACGTACCCCGCAGGATAGACGGCCCGTGCTGCGAACCCGCCACGAAAGGAAGATCCACCATGCGCAACCTGCGCAGGCACCGCAACTTCCCGCTCGTCGCCTTCGGCCTGATCGTCGCCGGAGCCGCCGCCCTCGCCGGTCTGACGTTCGTCCGGTGAACGTCGACTGGTTCAGCAGGATCGTCGGCGCGCTCGTCGTGCTCGGCATCGCGGCCGTCGTCGGCCTGATCGGCTACGGCATCTGGTACGAGGTCAACGACCCCGGCCACGGCACCATCACCCGCAAGCAGTACCACCCGGCGTACTGGACGCAGTCGTGCAGCACGGTGGGCAAGAGCACCATCTGCACGCCGCTGTATCACGCCGACTGCTACTCGATCGAGTACACCGACGGTCGCCACGACGGCGACGCGTGCGTGTCCCCGCACGAGTACGAGACGTACCAGGTCGGCGAGCAGTACCCGCACACCGTCGCCCCACCGAAGGAGCCCGCCCAATGATCCTGTTCCTGCGCCTGATCCACGCCGCCGCGTGCGCTGCCGTGGGTGTCGGCATCGGCTGGTTCATGTTCACCATCGCCATGGCGTACCCGGCCGACGATCCGAAGGTCAGGCTGTCGACGGCCGTCCTGGGCGCGGCCGGGTTCGCCATCGGCTGGTTCAAGACCCGCGAGGAAGCTTGACAAGCTGCGTTCAACCGGGGACGCTTCACCCGCAGCACCACGCATCGACGTACTCCCATATGACCACTGAGACAGAAGGGCACCACCGAAGATGATCAAGCGTTTCGCGGTCCTCGTGACCGCACTCGTGGCGGCCGGGGCGGGGG